GACCTGTAGAATAACGAAGTACACAAAGGCCAAATCCTACTAATACGAGGTAATCCGAATGTCTTTTGAAGCACTTAAAAAGCAATCCAAACTGGGTTCTCTGACTTCTAAACTGGTAAAAGAAGTTGAGAAGATGAGTACCGCAAGCAGTGGAGAAGATGATCGTCTCTGGAAACCTGAGATGGACAAGACTGGAAACGGTTTTGCTGTAATTCGTTTCCTTCCTGCTCCTGAAGGTGAAGAACTTCCTTGGGCAAAGATGTATTCTCACGCCTTCCAAGGTCCTGGTGGTTGGTATATTGAAAACTCTCTGACTACAATTGGTCAGAAAGATCCTCTTGGTGAACACAACCGCGAACTTTGGAATACTGGTTCCGAAACGAATAAAGAAATCGTTCGCAAACAGAAGCGTAAACTGTCTTATTACAGCAATATCTACGTTGTAAAAGATCCTGCAAATCCTCAAAACGAAGGTAAAGTTTTTCTCTACAAGTATGGTAAGAAAATCTTTGACAAGATTATGGAAGCAATGCAACCTGAGTTTGAGGATGAAACTCCTATCAATCCTTTTGACTTCTGGCAGGGTGCGAATTTCAAACTCAAGATCGTAAAGAAAGATGGGTATTGGAATTACGACAAGTCAGAATTTGGTTCTGTTGAACCACTACTGGATGATGACGATGCTCTGGAAACCATCTGGAAGAAAGAGTATTCTCTGACTGCAATTACTGCTCCCGACCAGTTCAAGTCTTATGAAGAACTTGAGCGTCGTATGAATATGGTTCTGGGTCTGAAGACTGCTTCTCCAACTCGCTCTCGTGCAGTTGTGGAACAGGAAGATGAACTTGAAGAGTATACTTCTACTCCTTCTGCTCAAGATCGTGTTGTGGAAGAACTGGAGCAATCTTATGCTCGCTCTAAGTCTCCTTCACTTCCCAAGATCACTCAGGATGATGATGAAGATGATGCTCTCTCCTACTTCCAAAAACTGGCAGAGGATTGATCAAGAATAAAGTCTGATATTATCAGCACGTTTAAGGGTCTCAGTCTTATATTGACTGGACCCTTCTTTATATCTCATCATATTATCTGTATCATCGAGAATAATATTCAAGTATCTTGGTTTGAGTACGAATATATTTCTTTTTGCGTCTTCAAGTTTTTCTTCGTATTCGTAGTTGGTGACTGGAACTGCAATATTTCCACTATCTATTTGTTCACGCATTGAGTAATCATAAAAACTAACAGAATAAGTTGAAGGAACTTGAAGTCCAGCGGGAAGTATTGTTACACCTCTGCTATTTTTAACTTCTGTTGTTTCATAATGGTGTACACCATTGTAAATGTTATTATAAATTTCTTCTTCTGTAGATAATCCAACACCATATTTTTCTTTCAAATATTCATCAAATGAATTTTGTGTCATTGGCCATTCAGTTTGAATATTTGTAATATTATTAGATAGAAGGATTATCCAATCAAATTTGGGATCTTCATAAACTTTATATGAAACATTATCGGGTCTTTCATTACCGATAATTTTATACTTTTCAAAAAAGGCAACATTTTCAAAAATGTCTGGACGAATTTTTCCTCTTTTGAAAAGGTTTTTTACTTGAATATAATCGGATATCTTAGCATCAGGAAGTCTACTGACATATTCAAATGATGGAAGTTTTTTGAAATATGAAGACATTTTAGTAACCTACATTTAGGATTTGATCTGGACTTTCGTTGCCATATTCATCATCAAATACTGGTTCAAGTTCTTGGAACTGTAGAGAAATACTATAAGAAATCATAGATCTTTCATCTGGTTTTGAACCCATATATGTCATATATTGACCTTCTGGAGTATAGTCAACATTAAATCCAGTTAATGCACACTCTTTAAATTTATTTAAGTAAGGGTGTTGTTTGTTTGAAGTTAGATAAGAAATAGCAAAAGTATGTGGAGATTTGAGAAGAAGAGATGTTTTGCTTCTTTTAACTGACATTGCTTGTTTAAAGAAGCGAATAATTTTCATAATATTTTTTGCTTCTATAGGATTTCTTGGTGATAATTTAAATGTGAATGAAAAACTTCTGAGAGAAGGACTAGTAAAAAGTAATTCTAAGTTATTATTGAAGATCGAACCATACGCTCTTTGTTGTAATTTATCACTGCCAACAGCAAAACTTGCTATTTTTCCAGCAAGGCCTTGCTGCAATTCTCCACTTTTTATTCCACCTGCTGCTTGTTCTCCTGCTTTAGTTACCGCACCCTCAGCTTCTTTTGCTCCTCCAACTACAAATCTTGAGGCAATATCTCCTGCAGCTTTTTGCAAATCATTTATAGTATCTTCTTGCCAACTGACTTGGTTACTATCATTAATGCCAGCAGGAATTGGAAGAGTTATTGTGCCTAAAATTTCTTTTCCTATTGTTGGATTTCCTTTTGCATCAATTGTTACTGCTCTTGATACTCCAGAAGATGAACTTCCAGATGATCTAGAAGTTGCCGATGCTAGAGATGGTCTATATTTTAAAATTGAAAATTTAATACAGTCTTGATATTTTACTGATAAATCTTCTGGGTATTTAACATCTCCATATTTAAGTCTTGTATTTTCTTTGAAAGAATTATTTTCTTCGTTAAATTCTTTCTTTGCTTTATCATCAGCAGGTTTTCCACCCTCACCATCTTTTGCTTCTGGTTTTGTTGCTTGATTTGCTTTTCCTGCGGATTTATTTAAGGCTTCTTTTTGTTGTGCCGTTCCTCCAGTTGCTCCAAAAAAATCATCTTCCGTTGATTGAACTTGCTGCCTTCTAACTTGATTGAGTTGTGAATTTGGATCGGCAAGAAGTTGCTGCTCTTCTGCAGTTGCATTTGTTGTGTTTATTTCTGTAGAAGTTGTAGTACCCGCACCACCATATCCTGCTATGGGAACTTCATTTCCTCCATTCGCATCAGTTCTGAATAAAGTAGATCCATAAGTTCCATCGCCATTATCTACTACTTTTGTTCTATAGTAGTTATCTCCTACTTTGCTAGCATCACTTACTACAGATTGAGCCATTAGATACAGCGTTTTTTATTTATTTAGACGGAATTTTGCATAAGGTATGGAAAGCATTTCATCGAGTTCATCATATTCTACAACGTGAAGTTTGCCTGCAACTTCTTCCCAAGTATATTGTCTACCTTCTCTCCAATGAAAATTAATTGCCTTAAATCCCCACCTTTCTAAAGAAGTGCAAGCAATTAATGGGTGTTGATCGTATTCAATCTCAGGTGTCTTTGGATTGTAAATAAATGTATAAAACTTTCCTGGTTCTGGATATAATACTTCTTTTTTTAATACATCCATAATAATAAGCATCAAGTCTTCTGGATCGTTTATATTTGCAGTATCAATTCTTTTCCTCAATTCTCGCATTCTTGGTGGAACGTTTGTGTATTTTCCAAAACCTTCTGCCATTATTTGATACCTAATTCATTTTCGGTGATTACTTTAAACTCTAACATTCTATCAGCACACCATTCTTTAGCAGCAGACCACTTTGCCTGATTGACTGCATATGTTCTACATTCGTGCAAATATGATTTGGTCACTCTTGACTTTTGTTTTGGTGGGATTGTTTGTTTTTGTGGTTTAACTTCAATCACATATGTCTTAATATTTCCTGATTGTTCTTTAACTTTAATAAGATAATCTGGAAAGTATCTATGAACTCTACCATCAACTGGAGACACATAAGGAACGGAAAATTCTTCCGATGCCCAAGATATTATACTTGGGTTGTGATCGCACCAATAACAGAAACGCCTTTCCCAACTACTTCTGCAGATTATATTGTTGGCATCACCTTGATATTTTGCTGGATATGATGGTTTGTATTTACTCTTAATACTTTCTGCCATTATCCTTACTACATAATATATACGCTCAAAAAGTATTTATAAATGCCTAAGGCAAGAACTATAGCGGATATCAAATCGAAGTTATTGCATCCTGCACTGACTTCTCATTTTGAAGTAACCATTCCAGTTCCTACTGGATTGCAGGGTAGTGGTGGACAACAATATTTTGCAGCAAATGGAATTTCTCAATTTACTGGTATTAATCAAGATACCTTAAATCTTCTTTGTTGCGATACAGTTCTTCCTGGTTCTAATATTGGTACTATGGATATTACTGGTGATTACCACGGCGTCACTGTGAGACACGCAAATCGTAGAATTTATGATGATAGAATTGATATGACTTTTTATGTTGATGCTGAAAATTATTTACCAATTAGATATTTTGAAACTTGGATAAAATATATTGTTGGCGAAAGTATGTCTGAAACTGGTAATAGACCAGGATCAAAAAAACCTAATTATTTTTATAGATTAAACTATCCAGATCTTTATATTGCAAAGCAAGGTCTATCTGTGACTAAGTTTGAAAGAACTGGATCCAAATCTTCTTATACTGGGAAAACCTTAACGTATCAATTTGTAAATGCTTTTCCAATTTCGATTACATCAATGCCCGTTTCTTATGAAACATCTTCATTATTAAAATGCACTGTTTCATTTTCATATATTAGGTATTATGTGGAACCCACTTCATCAAATGATCCACCACCTGCAGATGGTAGTTCTGGAGAAAAATCTCCTGCAGTCGGAGATCCATCAAGTCCAGCAAATCAAGCAGCATTTAATAATCCTCAATTTACTGTCGCTTCAGATAATTTAAATTTACCTGGTCTTGAAGGTGCTGGAGCATTAAATACTGGCGGAATACCTCAATCTGCAGCAAATGCTTCTGGTAATACTGTAAAAGGAGTAACCCAATCAGATCTTAATTCTGCTCTCGCTGCGGAGAGAGCATTATTGAATCGATAATACCATCTAAATAATCACACCTGAATTTTCTATAAGACATTATGCCTTTACCTAAGATTTCTACGCCGACTTATGAACTTGAATTGCCTTCAACTGGAAAGACAATTCGTTATAGACCCTTCTTAGTGAAGGAAGAAAAACTGTTAGTAATTGCTTTAGAGAGTGAAGATAATAAGCAAATTACTAATGCTATTAAAGCAGTCATTAAGAACTGCATTTTAACAAAAGATATTAAAGTAGAAACTTTACCAACTTTCGATATTGAATATTTGTTCTTAAATATTCGTGGAAAATCTGTTGGTGAAGAAGTAGAAGTTAATATTATTTGTCCTGATGATAATGAAACAAATGCTACAGTTAGTATCAATTTAGATGATATTAAAGTTCAGAAGAACGAGGAGCATACAAATAAAATTAAAGTAGATGATAGTATTATGATGGAAATGAAATATCCATCACTTGAGCAATTTATTAAAACAAACTTTGATTTTAAAAATGAGAATGCTATGGACCAGTCTTTTGATCTGATTGCATCTTGTATTGATAAGATTTATACCGAGGATGAGGTATGGTCTACTGCAGATGTTACTAAAAAAGAACTGACTGAATTTTTAGATCAAATGAATTCATCTCAATTCAAGCAAATTGAGAAGTTCTTTGAAACAATGCCAAAACTGTCTCATAAGATTACTGTTAAAAATCCAAAAACGGAAGTGGAGAGTGAGGTTGTTCTCGAAGGGTTAGCGTCTTTTTTCGCATAGGAATGGTCCATATGGACCTTGAAAACTATTTCAGATTGAACTTTGCTTTGATGCAGTACCATAAATATTCATTATGGGAAATTGAAAGTATGATGCCTTGGGAAAGAGACATTTATGTTGGTCTCCTGGAGCAACACCTTGAAGAAGAAAGAATGAAGCAACAACAGCAAAGTTCACAACTCTGAAGTAAAGTAAGATGGCAGTAAATCAGCAAAAATTGATGGGCAGAACATCAACAGTTCAATCTGCTGCCATTGCTCCTCAACAACAACTTGTTGCTTCTCCTGCTGATACTGCACTTCTAAAAGATATATCAAAGTCCCTTACAAATATTATTCAACTTCTTTCTCAGCAGAATGTTCAAACAAAAAGAGATGCTGACGAAACAAGAAAAACGCAAGAAAGAAGTAGAAGACAAGGAATAGAAACTGGATTAGAGAAAACATTTGCAACAGTTAAGAATGTAGCAAGTGCAGTTGTTGCTCCTGTTAAGAGTATATTAGATCAAATTATACAGTTTTTTGTAACTGTATTCCTTGGTAGAGCACTTATATTATTGTTGAATTGGTTTGCTGACGAAAATAATAGAAGCAAGGTTCGCTCTATAATGAGGTTCCTGCAAGATTGGTGGCCTTCTCTTGTTGCTGGTTATATTTTATTTGGAACTGGATTTGGTAGAGTAGTAAGAAAAGTTGCTGGAGTTGCGATAGGAGCAACAGCAAGACTTGCTGTAATTGCTGCAAGACTTGTAAAAGCAATTGCAACTGGAAAAGGATTAAAAGGTGCTGCTGCGGCATTTTCTGGTGGTGGTAAACTTGGTGGATTAAAAGGTTTTGCTCTTAGAGGTGGTATTGCTGCGGCAGCAACAATTGGTACTGGATTTGCAATTAATAGAATGATGGGAGGTGGTGAAGAACAAGCACCGCAAATTAATGTTCCCGAAGCACCAGCAGTTCCTGCTCTTGGAGCATCTACTGGTGGATTAGCAAATTTAAAAGACTTATTTAATAATTCAACCTCTGGATTAAGTTCTAAGTTTAATCCTTTTACATCATTCTTCTCTTCTGGTGGTCTTGCAAGTTTGATGCAAGGAATGAATGGAGTTGTTTCTGGACCTAAAGGAATTGATAAAGTCCCTGCGATGCTTACTGATGGTGAGTTTGTTATGTCTCGTGGAGCAGTACAAAAGTTTGGAGTTAGCACTCTTCAATCTATGAATGCTGCTGGTGGCGGAACAAATCAACCAAAAATTATTCGCGGTGTTCCTCACGCTGCTGGTGGTGGATTGATTGGTGGTGTTGATGAGTTGCGTCAGAAGTATGATGCAAAACACGGTGCAGGTACATATGATAAAGAAAGTGCAAGGAGAAGAGCATCTTTAGCACAAGAAGATGCTGCAGCGGAAGCAAAGAAAGGTAAAAAACCAACTTATGTTCAAAGTAATTATGTTAGACAATTAAAAGAAAGAGCAAGAACTCAAGGAAATACAAACTACACATCAGTAAATGGAATTAGAATACCTGGTGTTAAATTTGATCCAAAAATGCTTTCATCAAAACCAGGATCTATTTCGGGAGATCAGATAGCAAATAGTGCCTCATCAAAGGCTAAAAATCTTTTTGGATCTGTTAGTGCAGCAACTGGAATTGGTAGTGGAAAATTAACGGCAGAACAACAGAGAAGAATTAATGCAGATAATGCACAAAGAAACTCTATAATGCAACAGAGGCAACAAAGAAGAGATGCTTCAAAAGAGGCAAGAGCAGAATATTTAAAGATTTTGAGAGATCAAAGTCATCCTCTTCACGATCAAGCTGCTTTTGGTAATTTAACTCTTAGTGAATTTAAGAAAAACTATAAACCAACAATTACTGCACCAACTACACCTGCAGCAACAGGTTCTAAACCTGGAATGGGATATACTCCATATCAATCTAAATTTGCAGGTGCTCGTGATGCTGCATTTGCAAAAGCAAGAACAATGGGTGGTAGTCCTGCATTTAAATCACAAGATTATTATAAAGCAAATACTGCTGCAAGAGAAAAGCAATTGAGTGGTCTTACTTCTCAGCAGAGATTGAATGCATTAAGTCTTGAAGGAAAAAATCCAAGAGGATCAAAAGGAAAAAGATTTGATGCTCAGTCAAAAGCACAATCTGCAGAAACTGCAAGTCGTGGTGGTATGATGGGGCAACTTGGAAGATCTTTCACTAAGATGTTTGGTAGTGAAAAAGATAAGGCAAGAGTAGTATCACAAGATAAAGCATCGGATGCAAGAGTGAAGCAAGCAGGTGCTGCTTCTATTGGACGCTATTATTCCTCATCTGATGGAAAGTATTATGCAAATTTTGCTGCGGCAAATAAAGCAAGGATCGCAAGACAAAAACCAAAAGCAAGAGGTATAACTCCTACACCTAAACCAAAACCAAAAGTAGTAACAAAACCAATCGGATCTGGTAAGGGGGGTGGACTATCAAAACCAAGAGGAGGTAAACCTTCAACACCTAAATTTAATGCATCTAGTGGATCTAATAGAAAGTCTGCGAATATTTACGGCATTAAGTGATGGCGAAAATAACTTCACCATTTACATTAACATTTAAGTCTCTCAAGAAGCAATTTATTACAAAAGAGAAACTTGTCAAGTCCTCATTGGTTATTCAAAAAAAGAACATTGAGGATAAAAGAAAAAATTCAGAAAGAGAAAGTAGAATTAGTTATGAAAATAAATTAGAAAGAACTTTAAGTTTTCTTGGAAGACCTGTAAAAACTGTTGGAAAAAAACTTGGATTTCTTGATTCTATAAGACAATTTATAGTGAATGTGTTATTAGGTTTTATAGCAGTTCGTCTTTTGAAGTATCTTCCGCAATTGATGAATGTCTTTAAAGTTATGTTGAAAGTTGGTGACTTTATACTTGATATGAGCGGAAAGTTACTAAATGGATTGGTTACTTTTGTTGATAAAGGATATCAAGCTGCTGATAATGCAAGAAAGTTAGTTGGTAAAATTGGAGGAGAAAAGGCAATTAATGCTCTTGATGAAGCAAGCAATCAAACGAATTCTTTACTGAATTCAATTGCAATTGCTGGAATGTTGTTCAGTGATTTTGGTGGTATTGGTATGGGTTCTATTGCTTCTGGGAAAGCAATAGATGCTGGAGTTGATATTATTGAAGATCAAGTAAAGAAACAAGCAGTTCAGCAAGCAGCAAATCAAGCAGCAAAGCAAGGTCTAAGAGCAGCAGTTGGTCCTATGGGTGCAACTGCAATTGTTATTGGGGCAGGATTGCTTGCATCTGCTGTGGGTGAAGGTGCTTTCCAGATTAAAAAACTTGGTAGAGGATTGCAGGGATGGATTGTTGGAAAACTAACAGAGTCTTCTCAAGATAAAAATCCTGTTACAAGATTTCTAAAGAAAGGATTTTTTGGTTGGATGAATGCAACACTTGGACCTGCGATATGGTTATTGAATGGAACAGGAGTTTTGTTTGATGTTGTTGGTGCCCCATTCAGATATGGTATTGAATTAATTCGTGCCGCAGTTATGAAATTAAATGATGATCGTAAAGGTCTTGAGGAGCAGAATAAAAATCTTGGGAAGTTTGATGCAAGAGTTCGTGATGGTATTCGAGAACATTTTTCTGTACTTTCACCTTTGTTTAACCTTATGGGTATGAAAGGAGTTTCTCAAAAACTACAAACTCCAGGTTCTTTTGGAAGTCTTTATGGAGAAAAAGCGGCGAGAGATATTGGATATTATCGTGGAGGAGTGGTTAAGAAGTTTGCTGGTGGTGGATATACAAGAAGTGTTGGAGATGAAAATAAAAAAGCAGAGATACCAAGAACTTTTAATGCTTCTATGGGTGGTATAGATCCTGGTTCTGCAGTCGGTGGATCCTTTGTGGTTACAAAAGTATTTCCATACCAAGACAAAAATGGAGTAATGGATCAATATAGTTATTTAAAATCTTCTTATGGGGAGTTTGGGCAAGTGAATTCTTTGGGATCTTTAATGCAGTTGACTACAAAAGTTGTACTTGGGGATAAAATAACCGATAAAGATTATTCAAATATAGGTGATTCTTTATCTATCTTTTTATTGAATGGTATTAAAGAAGAAAATCCTCAAGCATTTAATCAAATAAGTTCTGTTTTAGGAACTGATAAATTGGGAGGTATTATTAAGGGAGAACTTGTAAAAATTTTAAACGACAAATTTAATCAAATACAAGGTCAATTGAGGTTGCAGTTAGGATTAAAAGAACTAAAATCATCGGAGGGATTTTCTCCTACCAGTGAAGATTGTGCTTGTCCAGAATCTGATCAACAATTTGTTGCAACTGGAAATCAATATGAAAAAGCACTTTTGGAGACTATCTCTCAAGTTGAGGGAACATCAGGACCCGATGGATATAGAACAATGTTTGGTGGTGGAAAGTTTCAAGCACCTCCTTGGAGACATCCTGATACTGTTGTTAGATCTGGTGGTTATGCGTCAGCGGCTGCAGGTAAGTATCAATTTATGCCAGGAACTTGGGCAAATGCAGCAAAAGCATTAGGTCTTTCTGATTTTTCTCCAGCTAATCAAGATAAAGCTGCTTTATGGTTAGCAAAGGGTCGTGGTGTTAATCCTTCTGCACAACTTACTGTTGCTGATTTTGAAAAGTTGGGTAGAGAGTGGGCTGGATTATCTCCGCATTATGGGCAAACTTCAAGAACGGCATCTCAGAGTTATAACATTTATCTCGAAAAACTTAAAAGTTCTGGAGCAACTTCCACTACTGCTAAAATTTCTCCAAGTTCTCCTGCTGCTAATGTCTCTGATTGTGTTTGTGATCCTGAAGTTCCTGATGCTACTAATATTGGAGGTCAAGTCCAACCTGCGGGAGAGACTGCAGGAGCAACTGTTAGTGGATATCCAATTACTTCGAGGTTTGGATGGAGGTGGGGAAGAAATCACGGGGGTATTGATGTTGGTGCTCCTTCAGGAAAACCAATAGCAATTAGAGCACCTGGAGAAGTTGTATTTGCTGGATATGCTGGCGGATATGGAAATGTTGTTGATATTTGGGTTCCATCTTTACGACAGATGTTTAGAATGGCTCATATGAGAGATACTCCATCAGTAAAAACAGGACAAACAACTGCGGCTGGACAACTTCTTGGTTATGTTGGAAGTACTGGAAATTCAACAGGTCCTCACGTTCACTTCGAATCTCACGATACCAAAACAACTGCGTATGGAAATAAAGATCCTATGCCCTATATAAACTATTTGACAATAGGTAGAGAGTATGGTGGTCCAACACTCTCTGGTGGCATTAGACTTCTTCACAAAGGTGAGTATGTGATTGATAAGGACTCCGTAGATTTGTTTGGTGGAATTCCATTCTTCAGTTTAATTAATAATGTTGAAAATGAAAGTCAAAGAGCACAAAAATCTTCTCAACTTATACAACATTTGAGTAAATATACCGGAAGAAAAATAGATCAAAGACCAGAGGTGATTGTTGAAAATGATGAAGATACTGTAGTAATGTCTCCTCCAGTATATGTTCAATCACCTTCTTCCGGTTCTTATGGGGGAGAAACTCCTAATTATGAACAAGATATGTGCTATGCAAGAGGATAAGTAAATGGCATATATACAACCCAAAAATTTAACATTAAATTTAATAAAAAAACAGACTGTTAAAGTAGAGAAACTTGTAGGAGAAAAATATAAAATCAAAGATACTTCTATTAAGAAGCAAAGATTCTTAAATGAACGAAAAAGATTTGAAGATAAAGAAAGAAAAATTGAGGATAGGGGTGATAGTGATGAAAAACAAGTCTCAAATAAGATGCCAGTTCCAAAACTGGGATTTCTTGATGTAGTTAAAAATTTCTTATTTAAAGTTTTATTAGGTGCTTTTGCTATTAAGTTGTTACCACAGTTACCAAAACTAAAGGGGCTGCTGATTGGTGCAATGAAGTTTAGTGAATTTATTCTTCAGTTTGCTGGTTCATTATTAAATGCTTTAGTGACTTTTGTTGATAAAGTATATAAAATTGTTGATTTTGGAAAGCAGCAAGCAAAACTTTTGGGTGGTGATGCTGGATTAAAGAATTATAATAAAACTCTTGATTTAGCAAATAAGGTAATGAATTCTATGTTCATTGCTGGTATGCTGTTCTCTGATCTTGTTGAAAGTGATGCGAAAGGATCAGTGATGCAACAAGGAGTTGATGCTATAAAGGATAGAGTAATTCAGCAAGGAGCACAAAGAGCAGCACAACAAGCAGCAATAAGAGGTGCTGCACAATTTGGTGCTCGTGCTGCTGCTGGAACTATTGCTGGTGTTGGTTTAATATCTTCTGCTTTGGGTGAAGGGGCATTTCAACTTAGAAAGTTTACACTAAAAATTCAAAAGGATGCAGATGAAGCTTATGTTGAAGCATTGAAAGATAAAAATCCATTTATGAGATTTATTAAGAGTGCGTTTTATGGTGGTTTTGTGAGACCTGGAATGATGTTTACCAATTACTTATTGAATGGATTGGGAACATTATTGGATGTTGTAGGTGCCCCATTTAGATATGCCGTAGAATTGATTAATTATGGTATTATGTTATTGACTGGCGATGCTGAAGGAATAAAAAAACAAAGAGAAAATCTTGGCAAATTTGATGCAAGAATTCGTGAACAAATAAGAGAGATGGTGAATACTCTTAGTTTTGGAACTCTTGCAAAAGAAAGAGGATCATTTGGAAGTTTGTTTGGTAGTGATGCAACAAAGGCAATGGGTTATGCTCAAGGTGGTGAAGTTAGTCGTGGTGGTGTTTATGCTGGAGCAGTTACGCGAACAGTTGGAAAGACTGCAAAAGCAAAAAGAGTTGTTTCGGTTCCAACTGCACCATTGCAACCAGGATCTGATGTTGGTGGAACACTTCCATATGGACAAGAGAAGGTATCAAAAATAGAAACATTTTATCCAAATCCAACTGATCCCGGAACAGTCAGTTCTTACAGATATTTGAAAAGTGCATATGATATTGCTGGTGCCACTAAGTTTCTTCATCCATTACTTGAAATAACTATCAAAGTTTTATTTGGAGACAAACCACCAGAAAGTGATTTTAAAGCAGTTGGTGCTGGATTAAACAATTTTATAAATGATATTTTAGATACAACTAAAGTTCCTGGAAAAGATATTTCGATAAGTGATCAAACTGGACCTGTTGATATTTCAAATTGGGTTTCCAGTATTGCAAAAAGTTCTATGATGAATCCTATAAATTCCATCTTATCTAATTTAATAGTGCAACTTACTCTTAAGAAGAGTAGTGCGACTGGCAAAGAACAAAAACAGCAGACTGGTGGTGGAGGTGGAGGAACTGAAAATCCTTTAGCACAATTTGGAGGAGAAGCACAATTTGTAATTGGTGATAGTATTGCTCACGGATTTGCTGGAAGATCTGGTAGTGGATCCGAAAGTGGAGATACAATGGTTGGTAGAAATGCTGCTGCAGTGCTTGCAATTTTAAAAGCAAAAGGTGATGCATTAAAGGGTGCTTTGATTGATCTATCAACAGGTATTGCAAATTCAACAGCAGATTTTAATTCGGTTGAGGAGCAATTAAAGTACTTAAAGTCTATTGGAGTAAGAGCTAGAATTCTTGGTGTTGGTAATGAATTTAGTAAATCAAAAGGTGGAATTAATGAAAAACTTGCACAACTTGCAAGTAAGTATGGATTCTACTTTTATGGTGGGTATAAGGGAGGAAAAGATAAGCTCCACGGAACTGATGAAGATTATACTAATTTGAAATCGAAGAGAGAAAAAGAAACTGCTGCTGGTCTAAAAGCAGGTTCAATCCCACAAGGAAACATCAGTATGTCTCAATTAGTTCAACTTGCAACTGCTGCTGGATTTGCTCAAAATGAAATACCAACAATGGTGGCAATTGCAATGGCAGAATCTGGAGGAAATTCCAGAGCACATAATCCTGTTCCTCCTGATAATTCTTATGGATTGTGGCAGATTAATATGATTGATACTCTGGGTCCTGATAGAAGAAAAAGATATGGACTTTCTTCTAATGAAGAACTTTTTGATCCTGCAACTAATGCCAGAGTTGCAAAAAGGATTCGTGACGAACAAGGATTGACTGCTTGGACAACCTATTCTGGTGGTGCTTATAAGAAGTTTTTATCTATGGTACAAATGCCATCTAAACAACAAGGTGGTCCAGTTTATAAAACTGAAGAAGTATTAACTCATCCAGGAGAATATATCATTGATGCTGATTCTGTAAAACTTTTTGGAATTAATTTTTATGATATTATTAATAAAGTAGAAACAGCATCTCAAAGAAAGAACGCCGCAGATTCTTTGGTTTCTATTCTCAGTCAATATACTGAGGATGGATATCCAGAAACTGAAGATGATTATACTTATGAGGTTCCTGAAAGTTCAACTGTAACTGTTATCCCGCCAGAGATTATTCCTATAAGTGGTGGATCTTCTGGATTTGGTGGAGGTGGAGAAGATCCATCTCAAGATGGACTTTATATGTAGTAAATAGTATATAAGACAAAGTAAGATATGGCTAATACACCAATCACTGCTGCCCAATCTAAAGACTATAATATTGCAAAGTGTCTTATTACTTCAAATGACCAGAAGAATAAGAAAGATATATCGACAATCATCAGTGATTTGTACTATTATGAAAGTATATTGAGTCCAAATATAAAAGTTGATTTGATTTATGTTGAAACTGGTAAAACTGTTGAAGCGGATGGGGGACTTAAAACTTTAATTGAGGGAATGCCATTGGTTGGAACTGAAAAAACCGAACTTAAAATATCAGATCCAAATGAAGAAGAAATTGAAGTTGAATTATATGTCGATAATATAAAACCATTGACGCAAGATACACAGAAAACTGCTGTTGGATTGAAATTAGTTTCTAAAGAATCTATATTAAATTATAAAACAGTCTTAAACACCAGATTTGATGGAAAAATATCAGATCATATTAAAAAAATATTGACAGAACAAACTTATCTTGGAACTAAAAAAGAATTGGATATTGAAGAAACAGAGAATAATTATAACTTTATAGGAAATAATCGTAGACCATTTTATGTTTTGCTTTGGTTAGCAAGAAAATCTGTACCAAAAACACAAAAAGCAAAGGGAAATAGTGCGGGATTTTTCTTTTTTGAAACTTCTCAGGGATTTAAATTCAAATCAATAGAAGGTCTTCTATCAGAAACTGATCCCAGTGGTGGGAAGAAGGAGTATAAAAGTTTTGTAAATAACCAAACACCTGATGGTAGAGGTGCAACAATTCCTGAAGGATATTCGGGAAAGGTATTGGAACATAATGTTGAGACTGCTACCGGAGATGTTCAATCTAAGTTAGAGATTGGAACATATTCCACCAGAACTATTTTATTTGATCCATTTACGGGTTATTATGAAGTTGTTACGCCAAATGCAAGTGCTGATGGAGGAAAACCTGGAGCAGAAAGCAATCTCCAAAAAGCAGGAAAAGAACTTCCAAAGTATAATAAAGAGTTTAATCGAACAGAAAATAATAAGGATTTTTCCAGAACTCAATATATGCTAATTGATAAAGGTTCTCTTCCAACAGGAGACACTCAACAACAGATTGAAAAGTCAAAAGAAGAAAACTTTGATCCAAAAAATGTTTTGAATCAATCTGTAATGAGATACAATCAATTCTTCTCAACCAAAGTTACTATCACAATTACGGCAGACTTTAGTTTACACGCAGGAGATTTAATTTTCGTAGATTCTCCTGAGTTGTCCAACAAAGATACTCAAGAATACAACCAACAATTTGGTGGATTTTATGTAATTGCAGAACTATGTCATTACATAAGTTTATCTCAAGGTGGATATACAAAACTAACTTTAGTCAGAGATTCTGTTGGAAAGAAGGGAACTCCAAATTATAATGCAATATAAAGTTGTTAAATAGTAGTATCAAATAATAACGCTAACTATGGACAGCGTAGAAAAGCATATTGAACACGATAAACAAATTCTTGATGATCCATTGGTATCCTCTCAAGCAAGAAGACATACTCAAGAAGAATTAGAGGCACTTGAAAGATGGGTAGAAACTCATCCAGAAGATCATCACGATCCAACTTCTCTGGAATTATATTGCAATGATAATCCAGATGCCCTTGAATGTAGAATGTATGACGATTAATGACTGAAGGAACTTTATTTAACTCAGGTTTTCTTGGCGCAAGTTTTAGTTGGTGGATTGGACAGATTGCTGCCGATTCCACTTGGCGAGATAATATGCTTGCCGGAAAATTTGAAAGTAAAGATCAAATTCCCGGATGGGGTCGTCGTTATAAAGTTCGCATCATAGGTCTTCACGATCAAGGAGAAACTGAAGTTCCTTCAGATCAACTTCCTTGGGCTCAATTGATGTATCCTGTGACCGCTGGTGGTGGTCAAACAAATGCGGGTGCAACACCAAACCTAAGACAAGGAATGTTTGTCTTTGGTTTCTTCCTTGATGGACAGGAGCAACAAGTTCCTGTGATTATGGGAGTTCTTGGGAATAATGCTCAGACAGAACTTGCAACGAAGATTGGTGATAACCGAGTAACGAATACTCAACCAGGAAGTCTTGCAACAAGTGGATATGCAACTCCTGCAGATGGAAATAAGGATCCAAATGCAAAAGTTCCTGATGATGGACTTGTAATTAATAAACCAAAATCTAAAGAACAATCTGAAGAATGTGCTCCTGCACCACCTGGGGTGTCTACAAATGAGTTTGGATTAAGAGCAGACAAATCTTTAACCTCAACTCAATTCAGAGATCAGCAAAGTGCTATTGCAGAAGCAGAGGCAAGAGGTCTAACTGGTACTGAAAGAAGTAATTTTATACAACAATCAGTTGCTTCGGGAATTAAAGCAAGGTGTCAGGAAGCAAATTCTCCAACTTCCCCATCTCAACCTGGAGCAACAAAAGAAAATGTTGATGCAGTTCACGAGCAATCAAAAGCAGATGTAACCAGAAACGATTATTATAGTAAAAAGACTGTAATGATGTCTCCTTGTGATGTACCGGGTTCTGCATTAAAAGGTGTTCAAACTGCTATTGAAAATCTTACGAAGGATATTGATAAAATTCTGAATGCTGCTGAAAGTTATGTTGATGCAGTTTCGAATACTTTGGGTGGTGACATTGATGCTTTGATCGGAAAATTTTCAAAGGAAATTTCCAAGTATATGAAAGTAGTCTTTGATAAGATTATGGAATTTACCACAAAATTAATTAATAAAGCAATTGCCCCAACAGTGGATTTAATTCCACCAAATATGAGGAACAGACTTTTTGATGTTAAGACAAAGATAACCGAATTGATATCTTGTTTGTTTAGTAAAATAACAAATGCATTGGGTGGACAAATACAAGGATTGTTGAATGATCAATTAAGCAAAGAACTGCCACCAAAAGAAGATTCTCCCAGTGGTAATCCAATTGCTAAAACTCCAACCACTCCAATTTGTTCTGTTGAAAAACTAACAGGTGATTTAATCTCATTAAATTTAAATGATATAACTACTGGAGTAGATGGCATAGTAAATAATGTAAATAATTTACTCAAAGATATTCAATCCGAAATAGGGGAAGTTAGTGATGCTGTATCCTCTGCCACAAGTATGATTGGAGATATTAGTGGAAGCATTACTTCTGCATTAAGTTTTGAAAATCTTACATTAAATATATTTGGTTGTGATCTGAAACCAAATTGTCCCGCATCTGATTTTTATACTCTTCAAACTGGAAGTGGTGCTGCAGAAGATCCACAACAACCAAGACCTGCAGAAGTTGATAAAGCAGCACAACAACCAACAGCACCAGTTCAATCAACTGAAACTCCTTATGCTCCACCAAGTCAAAATCAACCAGATGTTGACTTTGGAACAAGAGAAGAAGCGGTACAGGCAGTTCAGTCTGGTCAGGTATCCTTTTACTAAATATCAATAACTAAAAGGGAATATGTCTTTTAATTTATCAGCAGCACCTATTAAAGAAGACATTAAGGTTGGATACATTGATCCAGTCTTAGGATATGTTGATGGTGTTACTATTTGCGAAGCAAATCAATATGCTAAAGATAATCCTGGAACTACTTTTATTTTTAAAAATGGAGATAATAATCTTCAGTATTTGAATATTAATGAGGTTAATCAATTAACTCCAAAAGATTTATTTTCCACAAAGTCTGATGAGTGTGGTGGAATTCAGCAATACAAAGAGTGTGGTCCTCCCAGAGTTCAGTTTTTTGGTGGAGGTGGAGTTGGAGCAGTAGGAAATCCTGTAGTGGGTTTAGATGGTTCTCTACTTGCTGTTGATCTTGTGAGTGGTGGAAATGGATATCAGTATCCTCCACTTGTTGCTGCAAGAGATGATTGTCAGTTTGGAAATGGTGCAGTTCTCAAATCTGTTTTGGGAGAAACTCCAGATCAAACTGAAGTTTATGAGGGAGAAGAAGACTTTGAAGAATATGAATTATGTGATAATGCTGAGGTTAGTTTTGGACTTAAGTATGGTGCTGATGGAGAACCTATAGGTGAATGGGATCCAGACGCTTATACTCAGGAACCCAATGCAGATCCTATACAAAGAGAAATTGAAATATTTCAAAAGGTTTTAGAAAGACCATTTTGGACTACAAGAAAAAAACAGCCAGATAGAATTAATGCTGAAAATAAGCAGTATGAAAGATCATATAAAGTAACTCATCCAGAATGGAATGAGTTTATGAATGAATATGCAGTTTCTCCAGTCAAACCCTCAGAAACAACGGGAACTGATGAGGCTGGTAAAGTTTTTACTATAGAGTGGGAACATAATTTTCCTATAACAGGAGAATATATTTTTAGAGGTCTTTGTGACAACAAGGCAGAAGTTTTTATTGATGATGCTAAAGTTGGAGATTTAAAACCATTTAATCAGGATCCAAAACCATTCCAATCAACAATTCAGGAAGGGAATCATATTATTAAAGTGGAGTTATTTAACACTCCAGATGAGGTCAATTCTGGTTCTGGATCTTTGCCTGCTAAGTTTATCATTCAAAATTCTGTTGCCTATTTGCAAGTTGATGGTACTGGAACTGGACAAGTATCCTTTTCAATGAATGTTGATGACAACCCAAATATTGCTGGACTTGCTGCTAAAGAAGTTGTTATTCCTTCAGATAGTGGAAATATTTCATTAAGAAGAGACATATCAAAAGAAAAAGATAGTGATAGTGGTTCTGGAACCTTTACTGGTGGTAAGACGTATGGACCAATTCAGATTATAGGTGCTGCATCTGGTGCTCAAAGTCCAATTATTAGTAAGAGTGGTGCAAATACTCTTGCATTAAGAGATTCTGATGGAGACGATGAGAATATTACGATTACAGTATCTTCAGTATCTTCAGTTACTTCGTCTACAGAAAAAGTAATATCTCCAAAATCTTGGCAAGAAAATCCTATGGGTGTTTCTATGATTATAGAACCACCAGAACCAACTGTTCCCCAGGAACAACCACCAGAGCAAACTGGAAAGTGTCCTCCAAATCCGATTTGGTCTACCAGATTTCCTGGATCTTCTGAAAAGTGGTATCCTGTAAGGTATACTCGCTATGAATTCAGGCAAGGACCAAATGATACAAATCCTGGAGTATTGGGGGCAACTGCGATTAATAATGCTCTTTCGGATGGATTGACTACTGAACAAATTAGGGCAGAAGCGGAAAAACAAGGACTTAAATTTAATGAAAATGCATCATCAATTCTGAGTGCAACTCCTTCTGCTTCAACATCTTCCAATAGTTCTGGCGGAGTGTGGAGTGATTTTATGAATCGATATGCACTATCACCAGTTCTTCCGCTTGACACTCCAGGGAGTGATTCTTCTGGAGTTACTTTTACAAACTCTTGGGACATTGATCTTCCCTATGCTGGATTTTATGGCGTCAAAGGTGCGATAGACAATACTGGAAGAGTATTAATTGATGGAGTAGAAATATCTAAATTAGACAATCCATCTTCCGATAATCCAGAAATAACGAAAGTCCCTTTAACCAAAGGAAAACATACAATAACAATAGAGGTATCAAATAATCCAGTTGAGACTCAATCCAAAATAACCAATAAAATTTTTAATACTAAGGATTGGAGAGTTGCATCTCCTTCTTCTTCATCTTCTTTAACCGCCAAATTTATTATTCAAAATTCGAATGCTTACTTACAAGTTGATGGAACTGGATCTGGTGAAATATCTCTTTCAATGGATGTTGATGATAATCCAAATATTGCTGGACTTGCCGCTAAAGAAATTATAATTCCTGCAGATAATGGTAGCATAAGTTTAAAAAGAGATGAACTTAAGCAAAAAGATAATTCTAACGGAACTGGAACTTTTACTGCTGGTAAGAAATATGGACCAATTCAAATTATAGGTGCTGGTCCTGCTGCCAGAGGTCCAATTGTTAGTAGCTCAAACCGATTGGGTATTAGAGATGCTGATGGTGACGATGAAAATATAAAGATTACGATTGGTAGTATAACTTCATCTTCCCCATCAACACAGACATCTCAAAGTCCAACAAAAAATGGTGTTACTTATGAGGGACCAACTATCTTTGGTTGGACTGATAGTAGGTGGAGCAAATTTATGAATAATGCTTCAGTATCTCCGAAGGTTTTTGGTTCCACAGGTGATCCTGATGAAAGAGTTGTTGGAAAATATACTTTAGCGTGGAAAAATGTAAATTTTCCAGAAACTGGAATTTATAAATTTGCATTCCAAGCAGATAACGTCGCATCATTTTCTGTAGGTGGAAAGAAAATTTATGAGACAACTGACTTTATTGGAGACAAAGTTCAATATACATTCAACATCACGCAAGGGAAATATGATATTGTAATCGAATTGGAGAACAAAAAGACTGATAAAGGCGGTGATGATGATTTTACGTTCTCGAAAAATCCTATGGGGGTTGCTCTTTCTATTACCAGAGACACTCTTGTTGGTGATAGCGGAAAAACTTCTTGGAAAGTTAACCCTATGGCAATTTCTGCCATTCTTATTCCACCTCCTTGTGCCAAAAAAATTGGAGGTAAGGGTGTAGTTGAAAAAGTAATTGTTGAGGATCCTGGGAATGGATATTTACCACCACAAGGTAATGGATATCCTGCAACTCTTGTCCTGGATCAAGTAATTGTAGAGAATCCCGGAATTAATTATAGTTGTGGGCAAGATCAAATAAGAATTGTTCCAAGCAATGGGGCGGAGCTTTCTTATAATTGCGATTCTTTTGGTAGAATTAATTCTGTAAATGTATTAAATCCAGGCGTTGGATTTAACATCTATCCTGAAATTAGTCTTCCATCAGAGACTGGAGTGAATGCATCTTTTAGACCAGTATTTCGTGTTGTTAGAGATCCACTTCTTCCTCCAGATAAACTTATTCAAGTTGTTGACCTGGTTGGTCTTAAGCAAACTGGATATGTGGATGGAAGAGCATACTATGGTGCTGTTTACTATGATCAAGGTATTCCATATGCAGGATATTATAAGACTGCTGGAACTCAGGTAAGAGTTTATGCAACTCTTCAAGAAAGTATTACGGCTCAGGTCACTACTCCTGCGAGTGCTATTCAGAGATCTGGTACTGATATTACAAGTAACGATCCAAGACTTAATATTCCAGGAACTCCAGAGTCAACAACATAATAAATTAAAGTGATTAAATAGTAGTATATTGATTTTTCAATAATGGCGACTGCTCAAAATAGTAATAATACAAAACTTGGAACTCCACCGAAGGCGGGTAGGGAAGAACTTGCTGCTGGAAATGTTTCTGGAAATAATACTGCAAAACAAAATTACACTGCACTTCGTTATGGAAATGATCACGGTTCAATAAATTTTGGTCATATTCATAAGCAAGGTGATGTAACTGCAGATGTGATGGTTCAGGGTTCTGATTCGAGACAATCAATCGTTCTTGATAAGGATGGACCAAGAAAAGGATGTACTCAAATTACTGCTCCTGGTCGTATCTCAATAGAATCTGGTACTGATAAGGAGGAAGCTGAGGATACTTTGTTTATCCATTCTTGGAATGGAAACATTGTAATTAATGCATCCAACGGAAAGTTGAGACTTCAGGGAACAGATATTGAATTGATTGCTGTTGGTGAAGGAGGTTCAAAAGGAAATATTAGACTTAAAGCAAGTGAGAGTATTGAACTTGATTCCAAGAAAATATCAATAAATGCAAAGTCAAGTTATAAGTTAGCAACCTCAGGATCTGCGGAAATTGCTGCAAATGGTGGAATGTCTTTATATGCTTCAGTTATTCGTGGAGTGAGTGATGCTGTTGCAACTAAAGATTCTAAGGTTGGTGGAAAAGTAATTCAAGCAAACAATAACAAATAAGGAGAACGATTATGTCATTTTTAATGGATGATATTGCTGCAGGTGGTCAGGTTGTTGTTGGTGCAGGAGTTCCAAAAGCACTTGGGATTGGTCCAGCAAAAATAAGAGGTTCTGGATTTGTAGAAGGTCCACTTCAGGTTGGAAAAGCGGGAGAGTATTCAATTCCAAAGGCAACAATGCTAATTGGAAGACTTGCAAACTCGGATGCTGGTACTACTTTATATTCATTATGGTGTAGACTTTATGCAAGATTTCAAAGTTTTGTAAGAGTTGATACCCTTCTCAAGTCAACTTTTGTTGAAGCAAAGGTCGTAAGAACAAAAATTCTTCAAGCATCAATTAAAAACTTTGTAATTGATCACCCAACAAAAAAAGGTAAGAAGTTAGTTCATACTTGTCTTGAGGGTCCTGAAAATGGTGTTTATGTTCGAGGAAGATTGTTAAATAATACTGAAATTGAACTTCCAGAATACTGGACAAACTTAGTAGATGCAGATTCAATAACAGTATCACTTACTCCTGTTGGTGCTCATCAGGATATTATTGTAAAAAGAATTTTGGACAACAAAGTTTACCTACAAGCAAAACCAGGAATACCTATAAATTGTTTTTATCATATTTTTGGAACAAGAAAAGATGTTCCAACTTTAATTACGGAGATTGAAGAATAATGTCATTTACCTTTGAAAAATACGGAACTTTTACTGGACCAGGAACTCCTATTGAATATCGAGATAATGATGATTTTTCAGTAGAACCTTTCGAGGGTGGTGGGTTTACCCTTGACGATGTTGCAATGGTTCTTGCCAACACCACAAAGTCTCCTGAAGATTATGCTTATTTAAAGTTAAATGGCACAAGTACAGCACAAGTTACTTTAGGTAGAAACACTGGACCTCTCTCTATTTTTAATGCCCAAGCGAATGTTTCTACTTTTAGTGGAGAAGTTTATTCTAATGGTGGAGGACATAGACTTTCTGCTAAAAAGAACTTTGATATTCCACATCCAAATAAACCAGGATGGAGATTAAGACATACTTGCATTGAAGGTCCAGAGAATGCTGTATATTTTAGAGGAAGATTAACGAACAATAATACTATTGAACTTCCAAATTATTGGGATGGATTTATAGATCCTGAAAGTATTACAGTAAACCTTACTCAAATTGGATCTCAACAAGATTTGATTGTTGATAAGATTGAGTGGGGGAAAAGAATTATCGTTCGTTCTGGATCTGGATCTACTATAGATTGCTACTATATAATTCATGCGAATAGAAAAGATGGTGAAGATTTAATCGTAGAGTATGAAGGAAATACTCCAAATGATTATCCTGGAAATAATGATGAGTATTCTATTGTTGGGTGGAATTATGATGTAAGACAACCCAAGAATTAGAAGTAAAAATGGCTTTTGAATACACGAAGAAATATTCAATATCAACAACAACAGAATATGCTGTAGGTATTGACACGTTTTCTGGAGTTGAATATTCAATTCCAGATAATCTTGAAGATTTAGAAGTTAATAATATAAAAATCAATCAAGCAATATATGATGCTTTTGCCACTACTGGAGTTAGTGGACAGGTTCTTTTAACGGATTCCACAAAAGCTTATTGGGGAAATGTCTCTGCCGGTAGTAGCATTACTGGGATTGGAATTAATAGTAATGGTCAAAATATAGGATATGGTGCGACTATTTTAGATTTCAGAGGGGTTGGAGTATCTTCTATAGTTGTTGCTTCTGGTGTTGGTACAATTTATATTCAGGGTGGAGGTTCTCAAGGTCTTCAAGGTATTCAGGGAATTTCGGGATCTCAAGGACTTCAGGGTACTCAAGGCATTTCAATTCAAGGTATTCAGGGTATTACAGGTTCTCAAGGACTTCAGGGTACTCAAGGTATTTCAATACAAGGTATTCAGGGTACTACAGGTTCTCAAGGATCAACAGGTTCTCAAGGTTTTAATGGTTCTCAAGGTATTCAAGGTACTACAGGTTCTCAAGGATCAACAGGTTCTCAAGGATCAACAGGTTCTCAAGGTATTCAAGGTTCCCAAGGTTCCCAAGGTTCTGTAGGTGCCCAAGGTGCTATAGGTTCCCAAGGTATTCAAGGAATCACTGGTTCTCAAGGTATTCAAGGTATTCAAGGAATCACTGGTTCTCAAGGAATTCAAGGAATTGCTGGTATTGGAACATCTGGTTCTCAAGGACTTCAAGGAATTCAGGGAACTACAGGATCTCAAGGTATTCAAGGAATTCAGGGAGTTCAAGGACTTCAAGGTATTCAAGGTGTTCAGGGAATCCAAGGTACTCAAGGACTCCAAGGACTCCAAGGTATTCAAGGTCTTCAAGGAACTCAGGGTATTCAAGGTTCAAATGATGGTGGAGTTACTGTAGTCAACGATGTCTCCACAAATGCAACAAGATTCATTGCTTTTGAAGATGTAACATCAGGTGTTTCTACAAATATTGGTATTTCAAGTACGAAACTAGTATTTAATCCATCAACTGGAAATCTTGGAATAGGAACTACAAATCCACAGGTTCTTTTAGATGTACCTGCAAATACTCCAACTACAAATACAGCACAATTTGGTAGTTTTGGCATTCAAAGTTTTGATAATGTAAATGGATTCTTATCCAATAATGGATATTGGGATGGAACAAAATGGATCTATAGAAGAAATGGACACTCATCATTACTACAGTTCTTTAATGGCAATATTTGGTTAAGAACTTTACCTGTTGGAACTGCAGGTTCTACAAATAATATAGATACAAGATTTGCAGTACAAAATAATGGAAATATTGGTATTGGTACTAATAATGCTTTAGTAAGGTTCCAAGTTAATGAAAACTCATCAAATGTAGTTGCTATTACCTCTACTGGATTTGTTGGTATAGGAACTACAAATCCAACAGCAACTTTAGATGTTCGTGGTGATGTTAATATTACTGGTGTTTCTACTTTTGGTGGAAGTGCTTATTTTGGCGATAATGATATTTTATATTTTGGTGATGGTAATGATTTAGCAATTTATCATACTGGAACTAACAGTTTTATTTCTGATGCAGGAACTGGAAATTTAGCGTTATTAGGTAATAATGAAGTTTGGATTGGAAATACTGAGGCAACTGAATATAAAGCAAGGTTCCTTACAAATGGTGCGGTAGAACTTTACTACGACAACTCTAAAGAATTTGAAACCACTGGATACGGTGCAACTGTCTTTGGAACTTTACAGTCTCAAGGACTCCAGGTTTCTGCTGCATCTACTTTTGGTGGAACTATTGAATTAGATGGTGCATTAAGAGATTTTAACAATCAGCTAGGTTCTCCTGGTTCTATTTTAATTTCTACAGGTGCTGGTGTAAGTTGGAGTAGTCCTGTTGGTTCTGGTTCTCAGGGTATTCAAGGATCAACAGGTTCTCAAGGTATTCAAGGCTCTATAGGTTCCCAAGGTGCTATAGGTTCCCAAGGTGCTATAGGTTCCCAAGGTACTATAGGTTCCCAAGGTACTACAGGTTCTCAAGGTGTTCAAGGTATTCAGGGACTTTCAGTTCAAGGAATTCAAGGGACACAGGGAAGTACAGGCACTCAAGGTCTTCAAGGTACTCAAGGTCTCACTGGTTCTGGTTCACAGGGTATTCAGGGAATTCAAGGTGCATTAATTGCAGGTATTCCCGCAAGTACAACAGGAGTTACAATCGTTTCATCGGACGCAGGAAAATATATTGGCACAACTGGAACAATCACTGTAAGTTCTACTACAGGATTTGCGGCAGGTGATATGGTTACAATTTATAATAATAGTAACGCAACCATTGGCATAAACACCTCAGCAGTAACACTTCGTTTTGCTGGAACATCATCGGTAGGAAATAGATTTTTATCACAGAGAGGTCTTGCAAGTATTCTTTGCGTTGCTTCTAATGATTACGTGATTTCTGGAGCAGGTTTAACTTGATATGACTGTTCAACAAGTTCCATTTTTTCAAGCACAACCAGCAAGTCAACAGTTATTCACAACTACAGGTACATCAAGTTTTATAGTTCCCAATGATGTTCGTCATATTTCTGTTGTATGTGTAGGTGCTGGTGGAGGTGGTGGTGATGGCGGTGCAAACGCAGAAACTCCTGGTGGGGGTGGAGGAGCTCTTGCTTGGGCATCAAATTTACCAGTAACTCCAGGCGAAAGTTTAACAGTTGTAGTTGGTGCTGGTGGAGCTGGCGGTGCTACTGGTTCTGCTGGAGCAAGTAGTATCGCAAGAGGTGGAACAGTTCTCGTACAAGCAAATGGTGGAACTAATGGAGGAACCACTGCAAACGCAACTTCAAGAGCAGGAGGAACATTCACTTTTGATGCGTCTATAACAGGAGTTGCTGGTATTGCTACTGGTGGTGGTAATGGTGGTAATGGTGGCGGTGCTACGAACGCTGCTGGTGGTAATGGTGGCGGAGGAGGTGCTGGTGGATATAATGCTGCTGGAGGTGCTGGTGGTGACGGTGCTACTGCAAGTTCCGATGGTATTACAAGTACTGGCGGTGGTGGAGGTGGTGGAGAAGCATCTGCCGCAGGTAACAACACATCTGCCGGTGGTGGAGGAGGTGTAGGAGTTTCTACTACTGCAGTAACAAACGGCACTGGAGGTTCTGGAAATATATCCGCTCCAGGTACTGGAGGTTCTGGTGGAGCATCTGGTTCTGCTTCTGCTGGTGGACTTTATGGTGGTGGAGGAGGAGGTTCGGCAGGAAACGGAATTGCTGGAACAGGAGCAAATGGTGCTGTGAGGATTATTTGGGGACCAAATCGCCAGTTTCCAACTACCAATGCAATTGACCAATGAACCCCTTGACACCAGGACGCAGACCTGCTATGATACTTGGGTAATCACGAAACGAACTGATGCAAGATGAGTACCTGACACGATGCGTGGTTGATCCTATCAAGCGTACTGTGTATCTTTATTCTAATGAAGGTGATACTAAAGAAGTAACGTGTGATACGGTTGAAGAGTTTATGAATGTTTTAGACTTTGTTCGTGCTACAGTAGATGAAGAAACACTCTCATACGCAAGTCCCCTATGAGTTTTTATAAAATCAACTATAAAAACCTCAAAGAGGAACCAGTCAAAACGACTCCTCTAAATGTCCAACAAGCAAATGAAGGTTTGTTTTATGCTAAAATGAATCTTCCTGAAGCAGCAAAACACTGCGGAATGTCGCAAAAAGAAATGAAGTTGACATTTCGTGAGTATCTCAAGTATAATCCTATCACGTACAAAGCGTGATTTTTGTGGGAGCGTGGTGGAATCGGTAGACACACCTGACTTAAAATCAGTTGGGCATTACGCCCGTGGGAGTTCAAGTCTCCCCGTTCCTATTAGAGGACTTAACCTCCTCTAAATAATCAAAAGTAAAGGACTATTCTATGAAATACAGAATAGACGCCAGATACGTTTGGTACAATAAAGGGTCTCAATTGGTCCTGATGTACTTCATCCAGAATATTCCCTTTACCTTTGATGATGTTCCAGATAGTCTTATGTACGATATGGAACTCATAGAATTAGCAGACAACGAAAGACGCTTTGAACCAGAACATCTCTATCAGGCATCATATTATTTGATGTGTGAAGAATGCCACCCTCTTATGTTTGAAGTTGAACTGGAAAATCCAGAAATGATGCCTGCTGATTAATTTGCCTCTAAAGCATTAAGTGGCGATGTACCGCTCTTGTAAAGCGGAGAGGACGGTTCAATTCCGTCTGGGGGCTTTAGTTCTTATAAAACTATAAATGAAGATACAACTCTGGTATTGTGAATCTATGAAGCAGTGGCGTTGGATTTTAACTGACGATTCAAGACCTATTCTTAAACAAGAATCCGGACAACAACCATTTCTTCGTGATGCTATGAATGATGTAGCAAGTACTGTAGAATATATGATGGATTGTAAGCAATTTGAATGAAATCTGATTTCTATATTGACGTAGTTTCTAAAAAGCAAGCAGAGGAACTTTTACTTCAATATCATTATCTCAAAGATTTTTCCAAAGGATTTAAGTCTGGATATAATTACGGATTGTTTCAGAGAAATGAGTTCTCACCTCTAAATATTGGCGGACTGAAAGGTGTAGTAATTTTTACAGGATTACCAGTTCCAGAAATTGCAAAAGGCGCTTTTGGACTTGAAAGAAATGAGCAACAAGGACTCTTTGAACTCTCAAGACTCTGCATTCATCCACAAACTCAACAGAGCGAGTATAATATCACTTCTTGGTTCGTTTCAAAGGCGATTAGACAGTTGCGAAAAGATACTAAAGTCAAAGCAATCCTCTCATACGCTGATAATGACTTTCATAGCGGTACAATTTATAGGGCTTGCAACTTTAAGTATTACGGTCTTACAGATGCAAAAAAAGATTTCTACTATTCAGACGGAACTAAACATTCGCGGGGTAAAGTAAAAGGTTCTGAAGGTGAATGGAGAGAAAGAAGTCGTAAACATAGATATTTGATGGTATTTGATAGACAACTTCAAAAAAACTTGACTTGGAAAGAAGAGAAGTGGTATAATAATCAAGGCGATACTAACCAAACTCCTTCCGTGTGACTTGTAAAACCTCCTTTCGGGGAGGTTTTCTTGTAGATAAATAACTTATAACGGAAACTATAAGTATTAATAAGATGGGTCTTTCACGCCTGGAAAATTTTCTGAAGTCTGTTCGTGGTAATATTCTATATGTCGATCCAAACAGTCTTGATGCTACTGATAGCATTGAAAATCAAGGAAATAGTTTAACTCGTCCGTTTAAAACTATTCAAAGAGCTCTGATTGAAGCGGCAAGATTTTCATATCAACGTGGTCTGAACAACGATAGATTTGGAAAAACTACAATTTTAGTTTATCCAGGTGATCATATAGTTGATAACCGTCCTGGTTGGATACCCGATGGTGCAAATAACTTTAGGTTGAGAAGTGGTGTAACCTCAAATGATTTTCCTCCATTTGAATTATCAACTAATTTTGATCTTAGTGATCCATCCAATGCTCTTTATAAATTAAACAGTATTCACGGTGGTGTAATTGTACCAAGGGGGACTTCTTTAATTGGTTTAGATCTTCGTAAGACAAAAATTCGTCCAAAGTATGTCCCAAATCCAGTCAACGATAACATTGAAAGGTCTTCAATTTTCCGCGTAACTGGTGGATGTTACTTCTGGCAGTTTTCTCTCTTTGATGCTGATCCAAATGGTCAGTGCTATATTGATTATACTACTAATTTATTTGTTCCAAACTTCTCTCACCATAAACTCTCTTGTTTTGAGTATGTTGATGGGGTCAATCCAGTATCAATTAAGGATGAATTCCAAACATATTCTACAGATCGCACAGATCTGGATATGTACTATGAAAAAATTGGTCTTGCTTATGGAGCATCTTCTGGTCGTGCAATTGAACCAGATTATCCTTCATCTTCAATTGATATTGAACCAAAGATTGACGAATATCGTATTGTAGGTTCTACTGGATTATCGGTAGGAATTACCAGTATTCGTTCTGGAAATGGTATTACTCCATCAACTACCATTACAGTAACCACAGAAACTGCTGTTGCTGGATTAGATGTAGATACACCATTTAGAATAGAAGGAATATCTGCTGATGGATATAATGGACAGTACGTTGTAACTGAAAAGTTAAGCGATACGCAGATTACATATAAAGTTCAAAACGCTCCAATAGATGCTCTTCCCTCTCCTTTAGGGGGATTATTGTCTTTAACATCGGATACTGTTACCTCAGCATCTCCATACATCTTCAATCTTTCATTGAGATCTGTTTATGGAATGTGCGGTGTTCTTGCCGATGGTGATAAAGCATCTGGATTTAAGTCTATGGTTATTGCCCAATTCACTGGAATTGGTCTACAGAAAGATGATAATGCATTTGTTGTTTATGATCAGAATACTGGTACTTATACGGACAACACTTCTGCCGGAAATGAAACTATAAGCACAAATTCGAGAGCAGTATATAAACCAGAATACAGAAACTTCCATATCAAATGTATTAATGATGCATTTATTCAGAACGTTTCTATTTTTGCGATTGGTTATGCTGAACATTTCTCAGCAGAAAGTGGTGGTGATCAATCAGTAACAAACTCTAATTCAAACTTTGGTGCAAAAGCACTTGTAGCTTCTGGATTTAGAAGAAACGCATTTCCTCAGGATGACTTTGGATATATTACTCATATCATTCCACCAAAAGAGTTATCAAATGAAGAAACATCAATTGAATTTAATGCAATAGATGTTGCTACTACTGTAGGTGTTGGTACTACAAACGAGAGACTTTATCTTTATGATCAAAATAATCAGGATTCTCTGCCAGAATATGTTTTAGATGGATATAGAATAGGTGCAAGAGAAAATGATTCTCTTAAGGTTTTAATTTCTGTTGGTGGTTCAACTACGGAATATAGTTCTCGTATTGTGATGCAAAATTCTCAGACAAGTTCTGAGAAATCTTTTAGAGCAGATAGAAGTCCAATTGGAATTAATAGCATTGGATCCAATAGTATTGGTGGAAATGCAAATGAAATTACTTTAATTAGTCCACATACTTTTGAGAATGGAGAGACAATTCGTGTTTTAAGTGACACTGGATATCTTCCAGATGGATTAAGACCAAATACAGTTTATTATGCAATTACATCTGGTCTAAGTACAACCAGAAATGTCAAAATTGCAAAAACTTTAAATGATGCTCAGGATGGAAATGAATTAACAATTAATAATAAGGGTGGATCATTAACTATTGTAAGTAGAGTATCTGATAAAATTCCTGGTGATATTGGACATCCAATTCAATATGACACTTCTTTAGGTCAGTGGTACGTTAAAGTATCTACTTCTTCTACTGATAATACAATTCAACCAATTATTACAAGCTTAGGAACTGGTACTCTTGGATCCGCAACACCAAGAACTTATATTAAACGTAGAAAGTATGATAGAAATGCTTCAGATACAATTTATAGAGTTCGTTATGTGATTCCAAAAGGAACTGCTGAAGAATATGCAAGACCTCCCGGCGATGGTTTTATCCTTCAAGAATCTAATAGTGCCACTGGATCTACTGATGCAGAAATTCAAACGTATTTCAATAGCGGAACAATTGATGCCAATCAACAAAGAAACTTTAGATTTATTTCTGGTGCAAGTTGGACTCCAAATACTGCTAAAATTTCAACAGAACTCCCACACAATTTAAAAGTAGGAGCTCAGGTTGAATTAGTTAATGTTACCAGTACTTTTAACACAACTGGAATAGGAAACTCTGGATTTAATGGAACATTTGTAGTTGCAGGAATTAGTAGTGCTAAAGAATTTACTGTTGGTCTGAGCACAGATCCAGGAACATTTACTAATAATACAACATTAAGAACTACTTCTCTTCCATACTTTAAGAGAAAGAAATATAATAACATTTATTATATCTACAGAAATCAAGAAGTACAAAAATATGTCCCCGAAGAACAAGATGGTATCTACTATCTAACAATAGTTAACGCTTCAAATACTCCATCGGTTGCTCCATTTACAGAAGAAAGCTATTCTCAACCAGTTAAGGAACTTTATCCACAAATTAATCGTGATAATCCAGTATCCGATCCAGAAGAAGCAAAGTCTTTCGCATCACCTTCTTTAATTGGAGAAGTTGTCGTAAATGATGTTCGTGATAGCATCACAAAAGAAACAATTTCCAAAGTCTTCTCAGATATTGATGTTGGTGTAGGAATTACTAACGTTGTTTCTACCAATGCAACTACACATACAGTTTATACTTCAATAGATCACGGATTAAACAGAGTTACTAAGGTTAGCATTGTTTATGGTGGTGTTGGATATGGTGGTGGATCTGGCGGAACATACTATAATGCAAAATTAGTAGGATTTGCAGGATCTACAACTGGATATCACGCAACAGCAAGAGTTGCTGTAAACCCATCGGGTAATATTACCGATGTTAGAATTATGGATGGTGGTAGTGCCTATGGAATTGGTAATACCCTAACTGTTGTTGGAATTGCTACAACTACAGGATTTGCAGGAGCAGTAGTACAAGTTACTCAAATTTATAATAATGTTGGAGATACAGTAAGAATTACTGGAGTTTCTTCAGAAAGTTATGCAGATTATAATAATCTTTATAGAATTACTGATGTTCCTGTCGGTGCAGATAAGAGATTTACTGTTCTTTCTTCAAATTCAATATCTAATTTCACGACATCAGGAGTTGGAGTAACCCTAACACAAAATGCTTATGGTTACCTAACTGGACAGACAAATAGAGTAAGTAGCATTTCGTATAGCAATGTAACTGGATTAGCAACAGTTACAACCCAGAGTAGTCACGGTTTCTCCGTAAACAATAAAATTAGAATTTCTGGGTCAACACAAGGTCTTTACAATGGAGATTTTGTTGTTACCAAGAATGTTGGTCTCACAACATTTATTGTTAATATTGGAAAATCAAGTACTGTCCCAGCAGTATCTGGCACAATCTATGTACATAGAGAAGGATTAACTTCAAACGATGGTGTAATTTCTTCGGAATATGAAAATATTTCTGGAAGAATGGTTCCAACTTATGCAGGAATTAGCACAACTCTTCGTCTTGGTGTTTCTAATGAAACCACAACAAGTATATACATTACTGGTATCAATAAACTTGATATTAAAATAGGAGATTATCTCCAAATTGATGACGAACTCGTAAGAGTTAAGACTACACTATCTAATAGCATTGCATCTACAGATCCAATTGATGTCTTCCGTGGAGTTCTTGGAACAAAAGCAGCTAAGCACTCTATCAATTCTGTAGTCAGAAGAGTTAATGTAACTCCTATTGAACTTCGCAGACACTCTATCATTCGTGCATCAGGACATACTTTTGAATATGTTGGTTTTGGTCCTGGTAACTATTCTACTGCATTCCCAGATAAGCAAGATCGTCAGATTTCTGCACAGGAAGAACTTCTTGCACAGTCAACCAGAAGAGAAGGTGGTATTAACTTCTATACTGGTATGAATGACAAGGGTATTTCATACTCTGGCAATAAGAAGTTAAGCACAGTTACTGGACAGGAAGAAATTTTTGATACTCCAATTCAAACTATAACTGGTGAGGATATTGGCAACGAACCAGCATTGAATGTTATTAATCCAATTGAAGGTAGTTTTGCACGCTCAATTCGTGTTGAAGGTGGTTCCGATGGAAAGGCAATTTCCGAATTCAATGGATCAGTAATTTTTAGAGATAAAGTTACTTCAACTTCATCAAAGGGTATTGAAGCAAATTCCTTGTTCTTACAAGGTGATGTTGATGTATCGAGAAAGTATACAGTAGGAACTTCTCAACCTACTATTGCTGGAAACCCAGGTGATGTTCAATACAATGCAAATCCAACAAGCACAGGATATCTTGGATGGGTATATACAACAAATAATGAATGGAAGGAATTTGGTGCTATTGGATCTGGTGGAGGTGCTGGTGCTGGAGGAACTACTGGAGTTGGAATTAGAACCACTGGTGGATATGTTGGGTTCTCTACCTTAATTAATTTTGTAGGAACAAATATTTCAATCAATCCACAATATAATTCTACTTTAGGAATTACAACTTTAACATTTGTTGGTCTCGGAACGGCTGATATTTTAGGTAGTAATATTTCGGTCGGCAGTTCTTCTGGAAATCGTTGGGATATTGTTCCTGTTGTTTCCGCTGGCGGAACAATGGAAATTGGTAGATATATTGATTTCCACAATACTGATACAGATACCTCTGATTACACTTACAGACTTGATAATAGTTCCAATGGAGTTCTTCAAACTTCAGGATCACTAACGATTGGTAACAGTGGAGAACTTAATTTCACTCCAGCCAATGATCATTATGTTGAATTCTATACCAATACGAATGATGTAGTTTATCTAAGACTTTTAGTTGATGATACCAATTATCATAATGGATTAACGATGGTGAGAGGTGGTGCAGTTACTTTGTATCACAACGATGCATCAAAACTTGCAACTACATCAGTTGGTATTAGTATTACCGGTAATGTTTCTGCAACGGGTGATGTTTCTGGAGTAAATGGAACATTTAGTGGAAGTATTTCTGCAGTCAACGGAAACTTTAGTGGAATAGTTACTGCAACTGATCTCAATTCAACTTCAGATATTAAACTTAAGACCAATATTCGTGATATTAAAAATCCACTGAATAAAATTCTCCAAATTCGTGGTGTTAACTTCGAATGGAAAGAAGATAACAGACAATCCCTTGGTGTTATTGCTCAGGAAATCGAAGAAGTATTACCAGAACTTGTGAGTGATGGGGAAATTAAAACTGTCAACTATAATGGACTGATTGGTGTTTTGATTGAAGCAATTAAAGATCAACAAAAACAAATTGATGAGTTAAAGAAAAAAATTAATTGATTATAAATAACTAATAATAAAAAAGGGTGGAGAGTGAAACCCAATGGCGATTAATAAGAATTTCGTCGTAAAACACGGTTTAGAAGTAGATACCAATCTAATTTTTGCAAATGCCGATACTAATAAGGTCGGTATTGGTATAACTAATCCACAACACACTCTCCACGTAAATGGTGGTATTGGAGTAACTAATTTATCTTCTGTTGGGGTTGCCACTTTTAATAATTTAGTTCTTGGTGGCAATATTAGTATTGGTGGAACCACTGGAAAAAGAAATTATCTTCTTACATCAACAGGTATTGGAATAACTTGGAAGAAAATTTCAAAAAATTCTGTATATTCTGAAGCTGTTGCTGGACAAGATACATTTTATCTCTCTTATGAAGTAGGCACAGTAGAAGTTTATATAAATGGTGTTAGGTTAGCACCTAATGAATTTACTGCTATAGATGGTTCAACCATAGTCTTGACAACGCCTTGTTTTGGCGGAGAAATAGTAGAAATACTTGCAAATGAAACAGTACCTGTAGCTGAAACAGAAGTTACCTTAGTTGGTACTGGACTAACAGTTCAAGATGAAGGAACGTTAGTTAACAGTCCTGGACAAACTTCTCTAATTAATTTTGTTGGTGCCGGTGTTACAATAACAAGCACAAGTGCTTATGGAATTGATGTTACAATTGATGGTGTCAATAATCCTCCAGGAAAAACTATTTACGTTGCAGTAAACGGAAGTGACAGTAATGATGGATTGACATTAGATTTTGCAAAAAGAACTATTAAAGACGCAGCATCTGTTGCTACCAGTGGAGATACTATAAAAGTTTCCCCAGGAACTTATATAGAAAATAATCCAATCACTCTTCCAGAAGATGTCTCCGTTGAAGGAGCAGAACTTAGAAATTGCATTGTAACACCTCAAAATCCAGGTTCTGATTTGTTCTGGGTATCAAACGGAAATCATATTACTGACCTATCTTTCCAAGGACAAACCTCAACATTTGGTGCTGCAGTAGTTGCATTTAAACCGCTTGTCGGTGTTGCGTCAGATAGATTTTTTGATGCCGCAAGGATAATACGTTATAACTTAGATTTCATTGCAGCAGAAGCAGTTGGATACCTAACAAGTACAGATTATAGATCACCTGCATTTACCTTGAGTGGTGGTGATTATACTTCTTGTAAGGATGACATTAAAGATATTTTCAGAGCAGTTTGTCACGATATAACCAGAGGTGGAAATTCTAAATGTGTAGGTGCGGGTCTTTCATATTATAATGGCGGTGTTTTACAGCACATTGTTGGAGTAAAGACTGAAACAATTGATACCATTCGTTATGCTGCAGGAATTGCAAAATCTTGTATCAATAATGTTTCCTGGACTGGAAATTATCAAACTCATTTTACCCAACTTAAAGATGTAAGCATTCAAGCAGACGCTCTTACTGGGTCAAATATTGATATAAATTCCTGTGCAAACGTTGTTTCTGCAATCAACTCTTGTGTTGGAGTTGTAACAACAATTATTGGAATTGGAACAACTGCAATAGGAACATTATTCAATAGAACTTATCCAGGAAATGCGGGAATTGGAACAACAAATCCAAATGATCCTTCTTATTCTCCTGGAGTTGGAAATGTAATAAAAGGTCCTTATATTCGCAACTGCACCAATTTTATTCCAAGTAGCATTGGTATGAAAGTTGATGGGTTCAATGCGGATCCTGGAGATAAAGATGATATGGGCATCACTGGTATGATGAGTGTTGATAGTTACACTCAATATAATCAAGGTGGTATTGGAGTTAAAATATCGAATGGAGCATATGCACAGTTGGTTTCAATCTTTACAATCTGCTGCGATCAGGCAATTGTAACTGAAAGTGGAGGTCAATGCGATATTACTAACTCCAACTCTTCATTTGGAACAAAAGGATTAGTTTCGAATGGAGTTAGTTCTCCCACAACTTTATCAAACTATCGTTACACTGGTACAATTTCAGCAAATTCCGCTGAAGGTGGACTAACAGTATCAATTAGTGGAATTGGAAATGAGAGACCATACTCAGGACAAGCATTATACTTTGGTGAACTATATTATGAAATTGAAAGCGTAACTGTTCTTAATGGAGGATCTGGATATACTGATCCACCAACGGTTGTCTTCCTAACGGATACTGATCCAGTAAATGGAAATCCATCTGGACCTTCTGCAATTAAAGCAGAAGCAATTGCTCAGGTTGAAAATGGAACTGTTACTGCAGTTAATATGATTGGTAATGGTAGAAATTACAGAGCAGTTGATATGGCAAACGTTACTTTCACTGCTCCTGTTGGTGGAGGGACAACAGCATCTGGAATTGTAAACTTAAGACCTTTATATTATCAAGTTCGTTCTGCAACTCTTCCTGTAGCAGGAGTTTCTACAGTCACTCTGGCACAAACTTTAAATAATGATGTAGGAATAGGAACCACAGCATATCTCCAGAGACAGAGTTTGCAAATTGTATCTTCGCATTCATTTGAATATATTGGTGCAGGAAATACGATTGAAACGGCAAGACCATCAAAAGGTGGTGTGACAATTCAAGCAAATGAAGTTGTGAAAGTGGATGGTGGTGAAGTTGTTTATACAAGTACAGATCAAGATGGAAACTTTGCAATTGGTGAAGATTTAGTCATTGACCAAGCAACTGGTACAATTCGCGGAAGAGCGTTTGAACGCAGTCTGCTAAATACAGTAACACCATTTATTATCGCATTAGGGGCAAAATAAAAAATGGCTGGAGCATTAGCACTTAACACATATAAAACAGTTAGTATAGCAGTTACAACAGGTGTGACAACTGCTTATACTGTTCCTAATGGCGTTTCTTCTATACATTTATTTTCAGTAGTATCTAATATTTCATCTGGTCTTTCAACTGTTACTGTTTATTTTAATAGATCGGGAACACAAACTGAATTGATTAAAAACGCAAAAATTCCCACAACAGATGCATTAAATCCAATATCTGGAAGTTTAGTTCTTGAAGTTGGAGATAGAATTGAAGTGGAGGGATCTGCAGACAATACTATGAAATTTACTATGAGTATTTTAGAATCAGCGAAGTAAGTTAAATGGCAACTTTAAATAGCGGTCAGGTTATAGGTGCAGATGGTCAGTTTATCTCTCTTGAGCAAACGGAGAGATATCTTGGCATACCTACTACTAGTGGTCAAGTATTAGCATCTTTAACCGATGGAACAAGATATTGGACTAATAATGGTGCCCAAGGAACTACTGGAACACAAGGTCCTCAGGGCATTCAAGGAATTCAGGGTGCTGGAGTTCAAGGTGTTCAAGGAATTCAAGGCACTACAGGATCCACTGGTAATACTGGTTCTCAAGGAATTCAAGGAACTCAAGGAATTATAGGTATTACAGGCCCTCAAGGCATTCAGGGAACCACAGGTAATACTGGATCTCAAGGTACTCAAGGAACCACAGGTAATACTGGTGCTCAAGGAACCACGGGTAATACTGGCACTCAAGGAACTACAGGTAGCACAGGTAACACAGGTCCTCAAGGAGATCCTGGAAATACTGGATCTCAAGGTATTCAAGGTTCTGCGGGATCTACCGGTACTACCGGTACTCAAGGTATTCAAGGTACTCAGGGAATTTTAGGTAACACAGGTCCTCAAGGTATTCAAGGCACTACAGGAACTACAGGTAACACAGGTTCTCAAGGTGTTCAGGGAACTCAAGGTATTATAGGTAATACTGGTTCTCAGGGTATTCAGGGTACTACAGGATCCACAGGTAATACGGGTTCTCAGGGTACTCAAGGAACTCAAGGTATTATAGGTAATACTGGTTCTCAAGGTATTCAAGGCACTACAGGTAATACTGGTTCTCAGGGTATTCAGGGAATTTCTATTCAAGGAGCTACTGGAACATCAGTTACTATTGTTGGTTCTATACCATCAAAAACAACTGGTGCCGGTTCAACAGTATTAACTGCAAATGATACAATATATCCTTGGTATCCTCCATCTGCCGGCGAAGGTGTAGTCGCTCAAGATACTGGAAATCTTTGGGTATTTGATGGGACTATTTGGAACGATGTTGGTAAAATTGTAGGTCCACAGGGACTTCAAGGAATTACTGGTGCTGGCACTCAAGGTATTCAAGGTAGACAAGGTATTCAAGGAACCAATGGTAATACCGGTGCTCAAGGTATTCAAGGAACCACAGGTAGCACTGGAGGAACAGGTTCTCAAGGTATTCAGGGTATTCAAGGTACTCAAGGAACTACAGGATCTACGGGATCTACAGGTTCTCAAGGTATTCAAGGAACTATAGGTAACACTGGAGGAACAGGTTCTCAAGGTTCTCAAGGCATTCAGGGTATTCAGGGATCTACAGGATCTACAGGTTCTCAAGGTATTCAAGGAACCACAGGTAACACGGGAGGAACAGGTTCTCAGGGTATTCAGGGTAGACAAGGTATTCAAGGAACTACTGGTAATACAGGTGCTCAAGGTATTCAAGGAACTACTGGTAATACTGGCTCTCAAGGAACCACTGGAAATTTAGGTGTTCAAGGATTCACGGGTAATACTGGTCCTCAAGGATCTCAGGGAACTCAAGGAATTACTGGTAACACTGGACCAACAGGTGCTCAAGGTACTCAGGGACTAACTGGTGCTGGAACTCAAGGTACTCAAGGAATTACTGGTAGCACTGGGGGAACAGGTTCCCAAGGTATTCAAGGTAGACAAGGTATTCAAGGTACTCAAGGAACTACTGGTAATACTGGTTTAACTGGAGGAACTGGAGCTCAAGGCACTCAGGGAATTATTGGTCCCACTGGTCCAACAGGTCCTCAAGGTATTCAAGGTATTCAGGGAATTTTAGGTAACACTGGATCTCAAGGTGCCACTGGACCTGCCAACCTCTTAAATGCTACAGGAACAACTACAAATGCTACTTTTTATCCAGTTTTTGTTGCTGGTACTGGAAACCAAACACCAAGTATAAGAACAACTGCGACTGCATTTACATTTAATGCAAGTACAAGTGATCTGACTATTGGAGGTACACTCACTGCTGGAGACATTAACTCAACTTCTGATATTAATCTGAAGGACAATGTTGAAACAATTTATAATGCTCTCGAAACACTTGAAAATCTTCGTGGCGTGAGGTTTGTGTGGAAGGAAAGTGGTAAATTGTCTTTAGGTCTTATTGCACAAGAACTGGAAGAATTTATACCAGAACTTGTAGGAAGTGTAAATGAAGGAAAGAATAAGACTGTAAATTATAATGGTTTGATTGCTATTCTGATAGAATCCATTAAAGAATTAAAATCAAGAGTTGAACTTCTTGAAGCAAATTCTAAATAATAATATAAGGAGAAGGCAATGTCCATAACAAGAAACAGAGAACTTTCGCAATTTGGATCTTTTCTTTATATTAATGATAGTTCGCAAAACATTGGAATTGCGACAGAAACAACACCATTTATTGGCATAGGAACTGAAAATCCAACTTCCAAATTGACAGTTCGTGGTGATATAAATGTCAGTGGTGTTATAACAGCCTCTGCTTTCTACGGGACATTTGCTGGAGTAATAGGAAATTCTAATTATTCATCAGTTGCTGGTGTGGCAACAGTAGCAGTTGGGTTAGGAACGACTTCCAGTGTCAATACATCTGGAATTATTACTGCTTCATCATTTTATCAAAATGGAACATTATTAGTAAATCCAGATCTTCAGACTTGGTTTATTGGTACTGGAAGTTCTATCTATCGTTTGAATGGAAATATTGGAATAGGACTGAGCACTCCAACAGAAAAACTAACTGTAAATGCTAACGTTAGTGCAAGTCGTTTTATATCAACAATAACATCAGGAACTTCGCCATTTACTGTATTATCAAACACTCTTGTTACAAACTTAAATGCAGATTTCCTAAGAGGCAAAACACCTCCTTCTGGGGATATTGTTGGTACAACAGATTCTCAAACATTAACTAATAAAACTCTCACAACTCCAACAATTGGAAGTGGTGGTGCTAATTTCAGTGGAACAACTGGATCTACAAATTTAAGAGCATCAACAACTGCATCTGGTACTTTAACATTACCCGCAGAAACAGGGACTTTAGTGAGCACCGCAAGCACAGGAGCGGTTACTTCAAGTATGATTCTTGATGGTACAATTGTAAATGAAGATATCAGCAATTCCGCTTCTATTGCAATTACAAAATTAGCAGCATCTACAATTTCTGGCATTTCTCTTGGCAACAATTTAGGAACTTTGACGATTGGTTCCTATTTAAATGGAACTTCTTATAATGGTTCATCGGCAGTTACAATTTCTGCAAACGCATCTTCAAGCAATACTGCAGATACATTAGTTGCTCGTGATGCATCTGGTGATTTTACTGCAGGTACAATTAGTTGTTCATATTTAAATGCAACATTTGATGTAACTGGAGCAAATATCAATTCAACATCTGATGAGAACTTAAAAACAAATATCAAGACAATTGAAAATTCATTAGAAACTGTCAAATCTTTAAGAGGAGTTTCTTTTGACTGGAAAGAAACCGCAAAACCTTCTTATGGTGTGATTGCACAAGAAATTGAAGAGATTTTACCAGAACTTGTTACAACTGCTGAAAATAAATCAGTAAATTATAATGGTTTGATTGGAGTTCTGATTGAAGCAGTAAAAGAACTTTCTGCTGAAGTTGAAGAACTCAAGAGTAAACTAATATAAATAACAACAGTAAACGCCTAGTGGAGACACGAGGATGGCAATCCAGATATCAGGAACGACTGTTATTGATAACAGTCGTAATCTAGCAAATATCGCAACGTTTGATAGTACTGTTACATCTGCCTGGGACACCGTTACAGTTACTGCTACAGGTAAAACTCTTGTGAATAGAGAGTATTGTACTGTAACTGCAGCAGGTCAAACAATCACTCTTCCAGCATCTCCAAGTGCAGGATGGGAAGTAGTTGTAAGTGTAGGTGATTTCACTAATACTGTTGTAGCAAGAAATGGCAGTAATATTATGGGACTTGCCGAAGATATCACTCTAGATAAAGCATGGGCTGTAATGAATTTCCTTTACACTGGTGCATCACAAGGTTGGAGGTTATATTGATATGTCACTCTTAAGTCAATTTTCAACTGGTGGCGTCACTAAAGAGGTAATGCTAGTCGAAATCTTCGGTGTCGGAGGTGGAGGTGGAGGTGGTGCTCAAAATCCTCCTACTGGCGATGCAGGTGGAGGCGGAGGTGCTGGTGCTGTTATCTATCAACAACTTGAAGTTGGTATTGGTGTCACATATACAATTAGTATTGGTGGAGGTGGTGCTGCAGGGACAGGGAGCACCGTTATTAGTACTAGAGAGGGAAACTCTGGAAATAGCACTTCTTTTGGTAATAATATTTTTGGATACACTATCTGCTATGGAGGAGGAGGTGGCGGCGGCGGAAATGTTAGTTGTCCTGCCTCTTTAGGGAGCACTGGAGGAATGGGAAGAAATACTGAGTATGGAGAATTTACAATTGTTACTCCATATATTTCTCCAACTAGAACGGCATTTGAAAATGCCACAAATTCAAATTATCTTTATTTAACATCTCCGGGAAATGTTGACGCAATTACTTCTCCTGGTCCGAGCAGCCAAAATATTGTTTCTTGTGGTGGAGGTGGTGCAGGTGGACAATTTGATACTCCGGGAATTCTTGGAGTAGATGGAGTTCCTGGGGATTATATTGGAATTCCCGGTTCTTCTTTTGGTGGCGGCGGTGGGGGTCATCCTGGCGGTGCTGGAGGTACTGGTGGCGGTGGAAATGGAGGAGCTTCTCCAACAAATATTGGTTCGAACGCAACAGCGAATACTGGTGGAGGTGGAGGAGGAGGAGTACCCGCTGGGGGTTCTGGGGGTTCTGGAGTTTTCTTTGTTCGATATCCAACCTCATATGCTGCAGCAACAGTTACAGGAAATACTCCAACACCAGCTCAATCGGGATATTATGTTTATCGTTGGAACTCCGGTCCAGGAACCATTATATTTAATTAATTAAAGGAGTTATAGTAATATGTCACTTTTAAGTCAATTTTTCCCTAAAGGTTATTCATCATCCAATACAATTCCAATTGAAATTTTCGGCGTTGGAGGTGGAGGAGGAGGTGGAGGTGGAACATCTAGTCCTCTAGGCAGTAAAAATGGTGCGGGTGGAGGAGGAGCAGGACAAGTTGTTTATCAAAGATTAAATGTAAATATTGGTATAGCTTACACTATTAGTATTGGTGCTGGTGGGGGTGGGGGTGGACCTGCCCCAGCAGGCGGCGATGGAACCCCCGGAGGTAGTGGTTTTGATGGAACTTCTACATCTTTTTCCGGATTTTCTTGTTTTGGTGGGGGAGGGGGGCAAGGTGCTGCCCCGGGACAGGTTTCTAATAATGTTTATGGCAGTTCAGGTGGAAGAACTGGTAGTGGTTCTATATTAACTCCGGGTGCTACTATATTAGGATCGATGATATCTGCTGACGGATTTAGACTTCAACATACTGGATCTTTTGGAGGAAGTTCTGGAAATGATGCTGGTGCGGGTGGTGGAGCAGCAGGAGGTGCTTCATCAGCTCAATTCCAAAGGTTTGTAACAGAGGCTACCTCTATAATTGGATATGATGGCATTTCAGCAGAGACTATTGGAATTTCTACTTACTTTGTTGGAGGTGGAGGTGGTGGTGGATTAGGACCTACAGGACCAGCATTTAGACCAAGTGGTCCGGGTGCTGCTGCTGGTGGTATTGGTGGCGGAGGCACCAGTGGTACTGGATCTAATACTCCAACAAGAAATGGAACAACAAATACTGGTGGTGGTGCAGGTGGTTCTGGGGGTACCGGCAGCGCAGGAGGTACTGGTGGATCTGGCGTTTTCTTTGTTCGATATCCAACAGAATACGCGGCTGCAACAGTTACCGGCAATTCTCCAGCACCATCGCAACCAGGATATTATGTTTACCGCTGGAACTCTGGTCCAGGAACAATTACATTTAACTAAGGAGGTAATGAATAATGGCACATTTTGCTGAACTTGATGACAATAACGTTGTCATAAGAGTTTTAGTAGTCAATGATGACTATCTAAAAGATGAAAATGGAAATGAGGTAGAAGCACTTGGACGTTCTCATATGGAATCAGTTCACGGTGGAAGATGGATACAAACATCATATAATGGTAATATTAGAGGTTCTTTTGCCAGTATAGGTAAAATTTATGATGAAGCAACAGATACGTTTATTCCAGCAAATCAACAATAACTTTAATTATTAAATAAAATCTTAAAAGAGGGTTCATAACCCTCTTTTTTTATTGTCTTTCTCCGATCAATCATATATAATGAAGTTGAATATATTATAGGAGCACAAAAGTGGCTTTTCAAAGTATATGGTATTACACAAATCTTCCAGATAAGATTATTGATGTAATAGAGGAGGATCTTTCGGAAAATTTTGATCCTCAGCTTCAAGACTCAAGAGTTGGTGAAGGTGATTTCGGAACAGTAGATAAAGACAAAAGAAATGCAAAAAATGCTTGGGTTCCAACAACTCACTGGGTTGCTGGATTTGTTTGGCATTATGTAATGAGAGCAAATCGTGAGAATTTTCTTTATGATTTGTCAAATATTGATGGAGAATCACTTCAATATACTGTGTATGGAGAAGGTGAATATTACGGTTGGCATAGTGATGCTGGACTTTCCTCTCACTATAAACCATTGTCAGCAGGGAATCGTGGACACGATGGAGATATTCTCAACGATTTTGTAAACGAAAATTGCGAAAAGGTAAGAAAACTTTCATTCAGTCTTCTTCTTTCAGATCCAGAAACTTATGAAGGTGGTAATTTGCAACTTTTAGATGAAGCAGGAAAATCTTATATTGCACCAAGACAGCGTGGAACTATCATTCTTTTTGATTCCAGATCACAACATAGAGTTCAAAAAGTGACAAAAGGAGTTCGCAAAAGTCTGGTAGGTTGGACAGTCGGCCCAAGGTGGAAGTGAGGTGAATTATGGCAGAACGTATGTCACAAGACCAAATAGACTTTCAGGAAAGACTAAATGCAAATACTTCCCCCACAAATAATGAACAATTTGATAAGGATGGATATCTTGTAATTAAAAATCTATGGGATCCAAAAGATCTTTATTGCGAACCTCCAAAAGTTAAAGGTCAATATAATTATTTTGGCAAACTTGATAAGTTTTATCACATTCAATCAGAGAATCAAGTTGAAGGATCTACATCAAGATATTATTATCCACCATATAAGTATGCTCACTCACAGATTCGTTTAAAACTTGAGAAAGCAATTGGTAAAAAACTTTATAATACTTATTATTATGATCGTTTTTATAATCCAGGACAGGAACTAACAAATCACGCAGATCGTCCTGCTTGTGAGATTTCAGTAACTATTCATATAGGATCTAATTTAGATCAACCCTGGCCAATTTGGATTAAAACACCAGATACTTATGATGACCCCAAAAAGAAAACTAATATTCTTAAAAAGGGAGAAAATCGTTCAGTAATTCTTCAACCTGGGGATGGAATGATCTATAAAGGATGTGAAAGACCACATTGGAGAGATCCAATGCCAGGAGTTAAAAGAAATAAAATACGAAAATTATTCAAAATGAAAGAACTTTATTATCATCAAATCTTTTTTCATTATGTTCTTGCTGATGGTCTGAGAGCAAATTGTGCTGGAGACCGATAGGCATAGACACTTTAAAATCTGTCCACTGATACCCCGCAGCGACCCTGTGGGGTTTTATAGTAGGTACATAACGCACAAGACCGATGAGGTTCTCCAATCTAGACCGACTACTTTTTGTTGGATCCTTCGTATGGTTTGTTCACTGGGCATCAAAAGTTTCTGAAGCAGTATTAAACTTTGTATTCTAATGCACTACCTTCATATTAGTGGATATGGTGCTCGTAAAAGGCGTTTAAAGGACGTTGTAGCGTGGTTTCTAAACAAGTACCTACCCAGACACTACATTGCCTTAGAAGTCCTCCACAGAGGTCTTAGAAGAGAGCACTCTTATGGTTATTGTTCAGTCACTGGAGACATTTATCGTCCTCGTGAGTTTCTGATTGAGATTGATCCTAAATTGGATATCGAACTTTACACAAAAACAATCATACACGAATTAATTCATCTTCGTCAATCAGTTCTGGGATTACTCAGAGAACGTAAAGGCAAGATGTACTATAAAGAAATTAATTGCGATGATTTAGATTACTGGGAACAACCACACGAAGTAGAAGCACATGGTCTTGAAGAATCTTATTACTTTGAATATCTTCAGGAGACTAAACAAAATGCTTGACACACCTATAAAAACTCTGTACAATGACCTTTGTGGAGGTTGAAAAATTATGAACTCTATGAAAACTCTAAAGATGAAGAAACGATTCGTAAGTGTAACTCCAAAGAGTTCTAAAGCAAAAAACCGTTTTGTGAATATTATGCAATCACTTCATTCTTGCGAAGTAGAGCAAGAAACTTCCGATAAATTCTTCTTGGTTTCACTCAATCGTCAATACTGCTTCTGGATTCAGAAAGAAGGTAATGAACATTGGGAGGTGAGTAAATGATCGGACTGATTGCTGGACTGACTTGTGGTATAACTACATTTTACGGTTTAGGAGACGGATTTCATGGACAAACTACGGCAAATGGTGAGCGGTTTGATGCTTATCGTTGGACTGCAGCTCATCCTTATCTACCTATGGGAAGTAAAATACGGGTGACAAATCAAGATAATGGAAAACAAGTTATCGTTCGTGTTAATGATAGGGGTCCTTACTCTCACGCTGACTTGGACCTCTCTTATGCTGCATTTGCACATATTGAATCGGTAAAAAAAGGTAACGCTACTGTTTGTTGGAGAGTTGTTGGATGAAAAAACTGATTGCACTGATGCTTCTTCTACCTATTCCTGCTTTTGCTGGTCCTCCGTTCAAGTATCAGACTAATTGTTTTCTTGAACAAAAAGATGGAGTGTATCAGGAAGATATTTGTACTGTGGTAGAAACCCGCGAGAAAGGTGGAGCACTGAAGACACGAAACATCTATTCGAATCGTTGGGAACTTACAATCAAATCCCGATATGATGCAGAAAAAGGATTTGTGACTTGGGATAGTCACAATAAGTTTGAATATAAATGGGAATATAAAGTTGGTGGAGTTGGTGATCAAGCTGCAGTGACTTATGTAATGCCTGGTGTTATGGTTGAGAATGTGAGCTGGGATTGATGGAAGTTACTGAACATAATGTATCCGAATGGGAACTGAATCTGGACGAAATCCGAGAACTGATTCGTCTTGTAAAAAATCAAATTAAACTCTATGAAGGTGATAGAGTTACTCAAAACTATTATGGAGAAATATTGTCAAAACTTGTATTGATGAAACTCCAAAAATAAATAGTAAAAGAATAGGGAAGAACTATGGTTGGGTTATTTGCTACAACCATTATTAATTGCTCTGATGCTGTTTCTATTATCAATCGTCTCACTAAAGTTGTAGGTCTTACAAATCAACAAAGAATAGAAATCATTCAAACAATTCAAAAGTCTATTCCATCTTGTCCTTTAGTTATCAAACAAAATGAAAGATCAAAATCCAGTTCCTGATGGTGAATCGCAAGAAGTCAAGTGGAATAGAGGGCTTGATTTGTTTATTGAATCGGTACATAAACCCGACACTGATCTTCGTCAATGTGCTCATAATCAAAAGTGTTATAATGAATTGATGGATGTTCGTGAAAATGTATTAGAATATCTGAAGACATTAAGAAAATGAGCTCATCATACATATACCTGATTATATTCTTTTGTATTGCTTATCTGATACTTACGGACCAATCAGTAGCGAGGGCATTTTATATGCTGACACAACTTGCAAGAGTGCAATACGAAAAGGTAAAGTGGTGGGCAATTCACAATCCCACCAATCCAATCATCAAGTATCTGATGTGGCGTCGTTCTATGAAGATTGCTAAAGAATTGATGGAAGAACTTGCGGAAAAAGATAAAAAGGTATAAAATAGTATGTGTAATTGAGGAATGGAATTATGTCCAGGACTTACCGCAAAATTGATTACATTGGCAAATGTGCTCTTCGTCACCCTAAAACATCAAACGAACGAAAGCATTTGATTGGAATTCTTCAGGATAGTTATGTGGAGGACTATCAAATTTCAGGTCTAAATCATCTACATCATCGTCTGTCTAACTGCCCAACAGCAAATTATGATAAAGTCGTAAGCGGTTATTATCAGGAGGATTATAAAACCGCATAAACTAAATACACTATATCTGGATAGTACTTATGCTCTCTCATCAATATCGTGTTCGTCTGGAAAATATTTGTGAAAGGATTATAAATGGTCAATCAGTAGAGTTAAACGACATTATATGGGCAGAAAAATTAGCACAACACAATCGTTCAGCAGCATCAATCCTGAGGAGAGCAAGAAGAAAATCATTAAATCCTGATATGACTGAAGATAGTTTGGATGGATTTCTAAATGCTCTGGATTTAGGAGACCCAGACCCATCAAACCATCGCAATCATTTTGATGGAGCAGATGATATTGCTGATTTCTTCCGTAATGATGATAATATGAGACGGGACTGAACCAGTTTCCAAACCGTCTATTGACCCTTGACTTTTGCAGTCAGGGGTCTTATAGTAGGTGCATACAAATCAAGAGCAATGACCTTCACCGCTAAAATCAAAATTCAATATGATAGTGAGTGGACTAACACCAGCAGTTACTACTCAAGTTATCAAGATGAAATGCTGCCAGAGGAGCATATCACGATGGAGATTCCTGCAGAAGATTTGACCACGACTCAACTCTTCAAGTTTTTTTCTAACTTCCTCCGTGCCATTGGTCATAATGAGATTGGCATTATGAAAGGTGCTTGTGGAACTGCATTCAATGAATCTCTGACTGTAGAGGATATGCGTAAGGTTGCTGATGAGTATGACCTGAAACTTGCCGAAGATTATGGTAAAGAGATTGGTAAGTTGCGGGATGAGATTTATGACCTGAAAGCAAAACTTTCTCGTTGTCAGCAACCTGATAATCCCAACTACACAGAGGAAGAAATGGAAGCGATGACTGCTCAAAATGAAGTGACCGCACAAACTCTTAAGAACGCACAAGTGGTTTGTCACGATTGCGGAGACAAGTATGGCACTTATAGTGTTGGTTGTTCTTCTACTTGGGAAGGTAAGTGTGGAGTTTGCGGAGAAACCAAAGGTGTAACTGAAGTTCGTGATTATGCGTATCTGACTAAAGGTATCAAGGAGTTGTCTGAATGACGGAAAGAGCACAAGAGTTTATGAATGCTATCTGGGAGGCACGAAATGCTGGTGCTGATACTGAAGAAAAGTTAGTTGCTGCTATTCTTTGTCTTGCTGCGGAGAATGTAAGGTTTTATAATGCACAAAACGACTTGATTGTCCTTGATAAAAATGACCTACTACAACTCGCAGAGGAACTGAATTCGTGAAACTCTTTGATTACCGTAAAAAAGAAGACTTTGGAGTGGAGCACATATTCACTCTTGTCAAAGGCAAAAGACGTTCATTTCTCCAAGTGAGTGTTGATTGGCACGAATATCCTTCTGGTTTTTATCTTCAAGTTGGAATTGGAAATAGTCGTCTGTTGGATATTCTCTTCTGGTGCTGGAAATTTGGTGCGGAAGTAGAATTGTTTGGTATTACTTGGGGGAGTTGGGAATGAGTGAAGATATGCCTTGGGTGATTGGACTGACTGATGAGGAAGTCCAAGAACTCCGCAAGAACAAACAAGAACTCACAGAATACGGAAAGGAGAAAATCCGCAAACTTATGAATAAAGACATTCAACAACCGAATGGTGACTTCTTAAAAAACTATCCCGATGTAACCCGTGTAGAGGTTATCACCAACAACGGAAGAGAGTTTGTTCGATATGAATGCTCTAATGTCCAAGTAAGTTTACAAGACGACGGACAAACAATCAAAGTATTTCTATTTTCGACTTATGACTGAAAACTATCCTGATTACATCTTTGAAGAGGCAGCACGAAGAGAGTTAGCAAATAAAGAATTCAAAGACCTCACAGACCAAGAAAGAGTTCAACTTGCATTAGAAGAACTCGACTGGATTGTTGTAGGTGGACAAGATGGTGAAGAGTTTTATAACTCTATTCAGTTTATTCGTAGAGTATTGAAGAGTTTTCGATGAGTAGATTTACTGAAAATCCCGATGAGATTGTCCTTCAAGACATTCAAATGTTTCACCTGGAAAGTATGAATGAAAGGACACTCTGGATTGGGTGCTATACCAAAGACAATAAAATCTATCACCTGAATATCTCTGCTGATGGTAATAAACTGAAATACTACTGGAGTAATGAGACACTCTGATGCCTAAAATTCAGAAACCACTTCTTGCAGGAAACTTTGATCCCACAAAGGCAAAGTTTCCTTATATTGCAAGTCCAAAAATTGATGGAATTCGTTTTCTAATGATTGATGGGGTAGCAGTATCAAGAACCTTCAAACCAATTCGCAACAAACACATTCAATCTCTTCTTTCACAGTATCTCCCTGATGGTGTGGACGGTGAACTTACCTCTGGAGATACTTTCCAATCATCCACTTCTGCTGTGATGACGATTGAAGGTGAACCGGAGTTTAAGGTATGGATTTTTGATTATGTAAATCCAGAATGGACTGAAATCTTTCCATATTATTATCGACTGACCTTCATGAATTTTGAAATGGTTGATTATAACTTTGATCTTCCATTTGAACTAAACTTTTTCGGTGGTGATGTTGTATCCAATATGAAAGAATTGGAAGATTATGAAAAATGGTGTTTGGATCAAGGATTTGAAGGAGTCATGCTTCGGGATCGTAATGGAACATATAAGTTCGGTCGTTCTACTGTAAATGACAACATTCTTCTCAAGGTGAAAAGGTTTGAGGATGATGAGGCAGAACTGATTGCGATTGAAGAAAAGATGAGTAATCAAAATGTTGCAGAGAAAGATGCTTTTGGTTATGTAAAACGATCTGCTTCTTTGGATGGTATGGTTCCGATGAATACTGCTGGAACTTTGATTGTGAGAAATAGGGATGGGTTAGAGTTTGGTATTGGTAGTGGATTGGATGATAAGACACGGGAAGAACTGTGGAACAATAAAGAAAAATATATTGGCAAGTTGGTTAAATACAAATACTTTCCTCAAGGTGTAAAAGAACTACCAAGACATCCAGTATTTCTTGGATTTCGTGATGAGGAGGACACTTGAATAACTGGCACACCACTTCCCACAAGGAGGTGGTTTTGCCTTATAATAGTCTCATAGACACAAAGGACTGATGACTGACTTCTCTCAAAAACGATTTGTTGATTTGGGACAAACTCTTTATACTGAATGGTTGAAGTCCGCAACTGGTCTTCAAACTATCACAGAGGAAGAACGACGGAAACTATTCAAATTCGCAGCACAGACTGCCTTTGAGGCAGCAGAAGAGTTTGCTGATGTGTTTCGTAATCAGGAGGACAACTGAAATGACTGACACCGAACAACTCACATTTCTTCTCAAGGTTCTCAAACAATACGCAGAGAGGGAGCACTGCTATGAGTATAATGAAGAATACCGATCAGATGTTCCACCCAACTATCCTTTTGATGAAATCTTTGATACTGGTTCTGAATTTGGTGAAATCCTCTTTGCCCGCACACTTTTAGAACAAATTGGTGTAGAATTTGAATACCCTGTGATGAAGAAAAATGACTAACCTCAACTACCTTTGTTTTGTTGATGGACTGCTGGAGTATGCCAGCACCGACCCTGCTTCTTTCGCACACTATCAGTTAGTTTATGCTGAAGAACACAGGGATGCTGACGTTCAGTATCTTACTCTGACTGATGAAGAGTATGATGAAATGTTCCCTTACGAAGAAGATGAAACTTGAATTCAACTTTGTGAAACCAGGAGTTTTCAATCTTCCTGAGATCGACTGGTGGGGGTTTGATCCTGACGATCACATAGAAATCCAACCACACTGGACGATGGCACATATCGCAGTAGAAATGGAACTGTTCCCATCAGTCGGACAGGCACGAAAGAATGGATGGGACAAACCTATTCCACACGGATTTACCGAACAACGACGCATCGGTAAAATGAAAAAGAGTATGTTTATTCACAATCCATCTGAAGAATTTATCAACGATCCTAACTGGGGTAAAGAAGAATGACTTACGATCAACTCTACGAGCACATTGTTAAATATGTTGCTATGCCACATACTACCATCACAGAGCACGATCATCGTCGCACTTGTTTGATTCTCAGTGCATTTATGGAGTTTATTCTTGACTGCCAAGAAGAAGGTGTAGATGCAAATACTATTGATGTGACTGATTTTATTCACGAAAAACTTGACATTCTGGAGGGTAAGAAATGAGTGGTGGGCACTTTACTGATTGCGGATACGATTACTATAAGGTAGCACAGTTTGCTGATGAGTTGGAAGTAGAGATTGGGAATAATGGTAAGGCGAGAAATGAAGACCGCACATATGGTTATGAATGGTATCCTAACCATGACCCTGATGTGATTGATGTTTTACGAGAGCAAATTCCTAAACTTCGTAAGATAGCAGAGATTATGAAGCACATTGACTATCTCTACAGTGGTGACATTGGTGATGATGGATTCCTGTTACGAATGAAAGAAACGGAGGTTAAGTATGACTTTTAAACTCTTCCAATACGATAAAAAAGTTTGGGATAATGATGAAACTGACCGCACTTGGCAGTTCGGTGTCATCAACAATCGTTCATTACTTTGGGTGAATTATGAGAACCCCAGTAGTTTAGTCCATAGTAATGGTGGATTACACATCCTACTCTCATTTTTTACTTCTTCTTCTCTTTTTGGAGCAGATTTTCAAGTTGGTAAGGTTGGTTTCAGTTTTAACTTTTTCACAGAATACTTTGATGGGTGGGAAGAATGACTAACACAGCATACCAAATCTGGGAAACATTCAAAGCAGAATTGATTGTAGAACCCACAGATGATATGAAAGAAGCATTAGCATCTTCTATCCGTGTGATTTCTTCTATCATTCATAGAGATGGAGTGCTTGCAAATGAACCTTGGCTTACTCATACTGCTCAAGAACTAAATGAAATTGCTAATGAATTGGAGGCACTCAAATGATTTTAGATGAAGAAGTCATCAAACTTGTAAAAGAACACTTTGAAGAAGATTGGGATGAGAATGATGGTTGGGAGTATTCTGGAAACTTTGATGCCTTTGCAAAGTTTGCCCGAGCACTTTATGATGAGGGTTATACTAAAGGTTTCAAAGTAGGGCACGATGCTGGTTGGGAACTAAATGAAGAAGTATCACGCAGAGGATTATGACTGAACGAGCACAAAGGATTATGGAAGCATTTTATCTCACTTTCGCAGATAAAAGACAAGATTTTATTATTCAAAAACTTAATAATGATGCTCTTGCTGCTACTCTTCGTGAAGTCATCAACCAACTCCAACAAAGCCCTGGTGTGATTATGTGTGCTGATGTGTTAGAATTGTGTGAAGAATTGGAGGCACTCTAATGATTTTAGATGAAGAAATTATTCAACTTGCTAAACAACATCTTGAATGGGAAGTAGATGATAATGATGAAACCTGGATAGAATACTTTTCAACTTCTCAACAAATTATTGAGTTTGCCCAAGAAATCTTTCAAATGGGTTATAATGAAGGTAGTTATGATATGTCCTACTATGATTGAAATTCAAAAGAACTACAAAATCACACTCACAGAAGAACAATCACGACAACTCTATCGTC